TATATGTTTAAAGTCGTCGTTTTCGGACTTGAGCCGCCGCCGCAGGAGGTCAGCCCGATCAGAGGAGTTACTATCACCAGCAGCCCGTAATTCTTCAATTTCATTAATGAGTTCATTTTTTATCTTTCTATGGTTGTTTTTAATTTCAAAAAAAGCCAATTTATTCCTTAATTCAAGGTACAATTTTAGACTTTGAGCTAGAGTTTTAATTAAGGACATCATACTTCTTTTATATACACTCCAAAACTTGTTTCCACTCCATTTCTCCAATTACAGAAGTTAGTTTGGTGATGTCTGCCTTCGTAAACTTTTGGTACTGTCCTTTTAAGTTCGAAGGTAGAGCAATCTGCTTGACTTTTGCGCCAGAGTTCTCAGCCATCTTGTCAGCAATGTCTTTAAATGAAACAGAATTACCAGTCCCGACATTATAAATACCAGAGTCGTCATGATGAAGCATACGATAATGCACCTCACAAACGTCTTCGACGTTAACAAAATCTCTGCTTGCTTTGGTCCTAAAAACTTTGATCTCTCCATCTTCTTGAACTTGTTTGATAAATTTAGTTATCGGGCTGGCTTGATCACCCTTGCCTTCTTCGTGTGGACCATAGACATTAAAATATCTAAATCCTTGATACGGATGGTCTTCATTTAACAACCAATTGTCAAACATATATTTACTATATGCATAAGGGCTTAGAGGGGTACAAAATTGGCCTTCCTCAAAGGTCTCTGCCAAACCGTAGACTGAAGCACTACTTGCATACTGGAATTTTATCCCCATATTCGCACACATTTGATAAAGTGTGCCAGAGAATATAAAGTTCTCATTTAATATTTTTTTTAAGTCTTTCTCTGTCGTACTAGAGTTAGCACCAAGGTGAATAACAGCATCAATAGCATGGAGGTCAGGAAACTTCTTCTTGGAAGATTTGAGATCAAAACCTACAACTTCAATACCCCTATTTGACAAATAAGGGCAGAGATTCTTACCAATAAAACCTTCGCTACCAGTAACAACAACCCTTTTCATGTAGGATTATATTAAAGATCCCCAGTATCTTCAACAACTTCTTTGATGTCATTTAGAAACGGATAAGCATTTAGCAAATCCTGCTGCTGGGCAAATGATTCATCGTCCCACCCCCATTCAGAAAACTTTTCTTCATCATCCCAAGCTAGTACATCTTCTGAAGCCATAGAACTAACAGGCTTTTTAGACCAAAACCTACAACTCCAATAACGAGGGGTTGTTTTATCTTTAGCTGTATCACACTTATGCCTAGCTCTAAAATTTCTACGCCTAGCTGGATCATCTCGTTTGATCTCCATATTTGGATCACCAAACTTCACCATGATTACATTACCTGTTTTAGGGTTTTTGACATAAACGCCAAATTTTTTCTTGCCGCCTTTAAGTCGAAAAGGTTTATTTAAAGTCTTCTTTTCAGCTTCAGAGTAATCAATATCTTCGATATCTTGATCTGATTCTGCTGAAGCATCTATCTTAACAAAATCTAAACGAGCTAAAGCGAAATCTAATTCATCAAAATCAACAAAACCTTTGCCCTGCTCTTCTATATAGTACTCTTCAGACCCTTTCGCGACATCTTGATCTGCAGCACGGTACGACTTCTTAACCTTACCTCCACGAAGCATCTTTAAGAACATGTTGACCCTAGCCATCGCCCACTGACCTCTAGTCTTGTTTGGACGGTGACTAGAGCTGAAAGCACCAGCACCACGGCGATAGATCTTCTTTAATTGACCTAAAGTCGCTTTTTTGGAAGACTTCTCATTGTGCTCTTTTACTTTATTTTTAAGAGCAGTAATGACCTTTTCTGAAAAAGTAATTTTTTTCCCATCTTGTCCTGCGCTGCCTTTCTCGTTTTTAGAAGAGCCTTTTTTACGCTCACTAGGCTTAGAAGGGGTTTGAGAACCACTTTTAGGACCAGAACGTTTAGCAGACTGAGATTCAAGGAAATTTTTAGCTTCTTTAGAAAAATCGTATTCCATTTGCATTCAATTACACTTCTTTTTCAAAAACTTCAAAATATGTTTTATTTTTTTCTTCATCTGACATCGAAGTGAATTGTTTGTTCACTTCGTTAGCAGTCAAAGCTGAAACAATATCTATCAATTCTGTAAAAGAGATGTTGGAGGCCATACGATTAACCAACTCTTTTTTGAGTTCAGTTTCTTGTTCTTCAGTCATCTTTTTGTTCGTAGATCCTCAAATCTGGCTGATTAGTATTAGCCTCTTTAAATTTGTTCTTAAAGCAAACAATCTTAAAGGATTTGCCATTAACTTTAATACTACCCGAATAGAAAGATTGATTAGATCCATCTACACGCCACAAGGCACCAACTTCTCTTTCTGACCAATCAGAGCCCTTTTTCTTATTATCGTTATTATTTTCCATAATTAATTTCAGATTTTTTATTTTTAGGTAAAAGATTGTAACGCTTCTTTAATCTACGGTAGATTCTTTTTTGGATTGGTTCACAATTATGCAAATCTACATTGCATATCCTTCTTAGTTCTTTAGATTTTTTTCCACTCATATGAAGTTAACGGGGGCGCTAGCCCCCGTATTAGTTAAGCAAGATTAACTGACGCGACACTAGACTTGGCTAGCTTACGCGATTGGTTCCTATTACGGTCGTACACATGAATGTAGGAGTTAGTTTCATGCATGAACTGAGCATTCATAACATCTCCCTGAGTTGTGTAAAGGCCAAAGAATCGACCCTTAGATTCCCGAATAGACTGCAAAGCAGACGTTTGCTTTCTTGTTAGCTTCTTCATATGCGTATGTTAGGTACATTGGGTGTATTTTTCAAGCTTTTTCTTTTATATCTGACAAGTTTATCAGTGATTGCCTCTCAAGCAGCTTGTCTGTAATAAATTTATTAATTACGGACTCAATCTTTTCCTCCAAGATGCTTAAAGATGATATTTTACTACAAAAATCCTTTATAAAATTGAATTTAAAATCTAAAGAAACACAACTAGCAGAAAGAGAGTTCTTTATCTTATTCAATTTTTGCCACAATACCCTCCTGATATCTCTCTCCGTCAACTTGTGAAGGAATAATTCACAATCAAAATATTGTTTTAACTCTGAAAAAACCACAGATTCAGGATCTTCCAAGTCCGAATTAAAACCCATAGATTTCGACTCAACCAGAGAACTAGTCAAGAATATTTTACAATTTGTAAAATCTGCTATATCCCCATTGCTCATCTGTATCTTACCTTCTTTAAATATTTGAGCAAACAAAGTCTTAGCTGATGCATGTACCTTGTGGAAGTCATCTATAATGATTATACTGTTAGGATGTATATCGACCTTCTCGCACAAAGACGTATTGTTATTCTTCTCTGAAGTTATCTTATAAGACGCGAATTCATCTGAAAAGTGAACTCCATTGTAAAACAAGATATTAGCTCCACTCTTCTCTAAATCTTCTTTAAGTAAAGAACAGAAAAAAGTCTTGCCTGTAGAAGATGCTCCACTAAGGCAATAAGTGCTTGGAGAAGAATCTTGCTTGTTGTTCAACTTAAAATTAGAAATTAAAATCTCTTTTTCTAAATCTTTTATCATTTTCTTATGACCGACGAAGGTCTTAGAAAGATTAAAGACGACATCTTCCAGTATATTAGGCTTGCATAAAGGATTTTCTTTTTTTGCATAAAAATCTTTTAAATGCTGGGTTGTTACTTCTGGGGCTGTATCAGACATCTTGTCAGACCAGCTCTTCAACCTAGTACTCATGCAGGACATTAAATCTTGATAAGCTCCTCCCGAAGAAATACTTGTTACAATTTCATCTTGAAGTTCTTTTATCTCTGGGTCTAGATCCCAATAATTAACTTTAGACTGCGCTCCACAGTGATCTATAACATCTATAGCCTTGTCTGGATAATACTTATTGGGAGTGTACTTTTCACAGTAGTCCATGACGCTATTTACAAATTCTTCTGAATATTCTACGCCATGAAAATCTTCATAATACTCTGTTATAGAAGGTAGTATTTGCTTCATTTGAAACTTAGAGGGTTCCTTGATAGTCACCCTTTCAAATCTACGATCTAAAGCAGAATCTTTTTTAATTGTGTTTGTATATTCGTTAACTGTCGTCGCTCCAATACAACTGACTGTACCACGAGCCAACTCAGGTTTAAGGATATTAGAAGCTTCAAGAGAATTTTCTGTAGTACCTCCCGCTCCAACTAGCGTATGTATTTCATCTATAAACAGGATAATATTATTATACTTTTTAACCTCGTTAACGAACTTTTCCAAACGCTCTTCAAATTGGCCTCTATACTGAGTACCTGCGACCATGCTAGACAAGCTAAGAGAATAAATAACTTTGTTCGCTATCAACTCTGGGACTTCCCCGCTTACAATCTGCGAGGCTAAACCTTCAACAAGCGAAGTCTTACCTGTACCTGCTGGACCAACTAAAATAGCATTTGGCTTCTTTTTCCTACAGAGGATTGTCGATATCTCAGAGATCTTATCGTCAAAATCGACTATTTTATCAAACTTTTTGTTTGCAGCTTTAATGTTTAAATTTTCAGAAAATTCAGACAAGATCTCGTTTTCTTCAAACATATCTATTATGTCCTCTGGATAATCCACATTTTCTTCTTCAGACCTTTCATCTTCTAAGAAGAGATCAGAGTCTTTGATAAAAAGAGTAACATCTGTTACAATATCAGCCAAAACAGCATCGGTCATTTCAGAGTCTAACTCTGTGATACACTTAGGCGAAGTATCCTCGTTGAAGAAATTAAGCAGCAATATCTCTGGAGGGATGTAGTCGAGATCATACACCTCATAAGCAGTCTGCTCACAATTTTGAAAAAACTCTTTCACTTTCGAGGAATACCCCGAAGAACATTTTTTAGTCTTATTTTTAGAATCGATAACTCTAGCCGACTCATATCTGAGAATCTCAATCAGGCTATATTTTTCTAAAATTGAATCACAAGAGAGACTTAGGTTTGAAATAAAACTATGAAATAGAATATCTAAGTCCAAATTGTACCTATGAAGTTCCTTAGTGAGTGCTTTAGCATTCTCAATAACTCCCTTAATCCCCGATGTAAATGTATACTCTGTCATTTTTCTTTAGTATCCTTCAACTTCATTAAAACTTTTGTCTCTATAATCCTGATTGTATTCACAAAATGAGTAGAATCATTCTTAACAGCATTTAAAACTAAAATATCTTCTTTCTTTACTTTATTATGCTCTAAGAAATTTGTAAGCTTCTCTTCCCTTCGATTGTCCATCAATAAAAACCTACAAGATGCAGTGTTATCAGAAGCTTCAATCAGCATATACTTATTTCCATTTTGAGAAGTCTTGGTGAAAAAATCTTTTACTTGGCAGACTGTTTTAAACAAAGTCTGATTAGATAATTCACCAATTTCTTTTAGAGATTGAACTTGACCCCCCAAGGATTCGACAAAACAATCTCTTAGTTCATGGGAATAGCTATAACCAAGCAAGCTATTCTCATACCACCAATCAGAAAACTTTTGATGTTTAATGTTCTCTTTGTATATCTCCCTGTACCTTGAATATTTTTTCTTAAATGTCTCAAATCGACTCTGCTTCATTATAGGCTTGTTATCGTCACCTAACGCTTGAGTCTCTACGACTTCTGAAATCGAGTTTAGAATATCAAACCCAAACCTTTCCCCCATCTTTACAAAATTTCTCTTTTCTCTATCTGTTAATAAGTTAAAAGATTGGGCTTCTAGTACAAGCCTACTCCTGTCTTTATCATCTTGATCCATCGCCCCAGCTTGGATTAGCGCGGCTAAAACAGAGATGTTAATTTTACATTCTTTTGCAGCTGTAAACACTTCATACTTATTGTTGAATTTCATACCTCTGAAATCAACCAAGCTTTGTAGGGACTTTATGGAAATACCTTTAATGCTATTTAATCCATAACGTATATCGCCATCCTCAATTCTAAAGTTGATCGAAGATTTAAATAGACTAGGAGGAAGAAGCTTAACTCCAAAATCATAAAGCTCTTCATTAACTCCAGTAATAGTCCCAAGAGGATCTGGCTCAAATTCAGCAGACTCAAGTACAGATAAGAAGAACTCTCTAGGGTACTTATATTTCAAGTATACTGTTTTGGCAGCTAACGAAGCATAAGCAAAACTATGAGACTTGTTAAAGGAATAATTAGCAGAAGCGTCTAGAGCGCTCCAGTAAAAATCACTAATCTCAGAACTCAACCCTAGTCCCTCTGCAGCTTGATAAATCTTGTCCTTCCAAGCTGGCATCTCATCAACCTTCTTCTTACCAACAATCCTACGAAGAACTTCAGCTTCTTCTAGAGAAAACCCAAACACTTTATGCGCTATTTGCATTAATTGTTCTTGATACAAAATAACATTCTTAGACCAAGACAGAATCTCATCTAATTCTGCATGTAGGTTTAATTCTGTAGGCGAATACTTCTGTTGGCAATAAGTGTCTACAAATTGCAAAGCAGCAGGTCTACCCAAAGCAACCACATCAGAAAGCTCATCTAAATTTAATGGCTTAACTGTTTTACATACTTGAAAGTTGGTATCCGCAGAGATTTGGAATAGGCCAACAGGATGATTAAAGTTTTGGAAGACCTCATAAACATACTCGTCATTTGGATCAACATCCTCTATTGTGATTCCTATTTTTTCACAAGTTTTATGAGCAATGGTCAAGGTGCGAAGTCCCAAGATATCAAACTTAACCATTAAGTCTGCTACATCGTTCATGTCGTAGCCTGTAACTAAATCATCGTCTTTTGTCTTCTGAAGTGGAACTACATCTTGAATAGTTTGAGAACAGATAGCGATACCTGAAGGATGGACTCCAGTATTCTTGATTAGGTTTTCTATTTTCCTAGCGTTCCTATAAGTTGCCGTATTTTTCGAAGCCCATTGACCAAACCTCTCGTTCTCTTCCCTTGAGTCCTCTAGAGAACACACCTTGCCATGCTGCTTGGGGATCATATCACTGACTCTGTTAGCCTCGATCTCTTTAACAGCATTAAAATATTTAGTAGCTTCCCTTATACAAAGTTTAGAAGAAAAAGTGTTAAAGGTTAAAATTTTTGCAGTCCTACCTTCATGCTTCTCTTCAATATATTCGATAACCTGTTGTCTTTTTTCGTAGCTGATATCTGTGTCAACATCTGGCAATAAACTTCCAACCAAAAACTCTTTACCTTTTGAATCTTTGACAGTCTTAGCTCGACTCTTAGATACAAATCTCTCAAAGAATAAACCATGAGGTATAGGATCAATATCTGTAACACCTAAAAGGTACAGTACAAGAGAACCTGCCGCAGATCCTCGGCCAGCCCCTGTCGGTATATCGTTTTCATGGCAGTAATTCAAGATATCCCAGTTTAGCAAAATGTAATCAGTAAACCCCAACTCCTCAAATGTTTCCAACTCCTGTTTAGCCCTCTCAAAGTAAACAGATTTATTAGGTTTTTTTACAAATCCTTTTTCTCGCAAAGCTCTTCTCGTAAGCTCATACATAATCTCTTTTGTAGAGCTATCTGAATTCAAGCCTATAGAATCCAAAACTTTTTTATGAACCAGTGTCTTGGGGAGTTCTACCCCAGCTGGCTCACAATCATCGTAAGTGGTAAAATCTTCAAACATTATAATCCCATTGTTTTTTTAAGCTCAACAAAAACCTTATAGCACATCTCAATATCGTACATGGCATTGTGTAATTTTTCCTCGTCGAAGTCAATTCCGAAGTATTTCAAAAGTTGCTTTTGAGACACCTTGGACTTCAAGCTCCTGTCATGAATTATTTTGTATTGCCAACTAAGAAAGTTGTTTTTTGGCTTTCTTAATTCTTCTCTACATGCCTTGCCTAAAGCACGAGTATCGTATATGCGATTAAGGTAAGAATAATCTGGATCTTCTCCCAACATTCTCTGCAGTTCCGCTATCATATAAACATCAAATCCAAGTAGATTTTGCCCTATAACCTTGTATTGAGGATCGTACAAATACTTCTTAAAATCACCCCAGACTTTCACAGGACTTTCTTTAACCTTATCATAATAGTCCCAAGAAAAACCTGTTAAGTGTTCAACGTAAGGGGAAATCTCAAGGTTTTTGAAACTAATATATCTATCATGTCTTTCTATAACCCTGTTGCCTTCACAGACAATCCAAGCCAACTGCCAAGGTCTAGAAGAATGAAGATTTAATCCTTCTGTCTCCGTATCGAAGACAATATATTTTTGATTATACGGTAGCATCTTTATAAGACTCCCAACAGAATTCATCTGAACAGAAGTGATCTAAGTTAGGTTTGTGAAAAACAGGCGATCTGCCTCCAGAGCGATTGCAAACAGCCTTGTACATTTGAAAGGCATGAAAGTCATCCTTGTTTTTGTAGAAAATACTTTTAGTCGGAATTGTCTTAATGCCAGCTACATCACCATCTACAAGAGTGTCACTCAAATCTTCGATAGCTCTTCTTAATTGGAAATCAAACGGATGCTTATTATCCTCTAAGAAATAAACATGGTCTAGATTGTCTAGGTTCAAATTAGACATCCCAAAATGAAATAGATTATTATAAATATAAGAATCGTAGAATGGGACCGCCACTTTAATATCCAAGAAGTCTTCTTTAGTGTAATTCCCAAGTACCAAAGCTTTTTGAGTGCTGACATAAGCTTTCGTATAAAGATCTCTGATCTTCTTCATCCCCTTGTTATTCTTCGCAAAGAAGATTAACTTACTAGGAACTTCGTCTGACTCGTCATTGATGACAGGAAGCCTAATGCCAAATATTAACTTAATACTTCTATCTCGAAAAGCCTCGTTGAACTTCCTAAAACCGTAAAAAGAGTCCTCTACCAAGACAACCTCTTTCAAGGAATTTATTTCAGCAATATTTATAATATTATCCAGTGTCAGAATAGACCTTCCTACACTGAACTGACTCTTAAATAGCGGGATCACTCAAGGACTTTAGAGAAGATCTTGATCCTTGTCAAATGAAAAAGAAGGACATCCCGAATATTGCCTTTGCTCAACCTTGAATCCCTTCCCCTCTTGTCTCAAAATTTCTAAATCATCTCTAGTATAGGATGATTTTACGTAGTTCCCCTTTTTATCCACCAACATAAAGTATTTAAAAGGAAATTTAAAAGGACAATGCCACATTAGGTCTCCATTCTTTTTTAACTGGCCTACTCTTTCCGCTCTTCCGCAAACAATCCTGCCAGCAAATCCATCTTCTTTCTTAGGGTATCCCTTATCCCAAGCTAACCCACTCTTAGCCGTCTGTTCATTAAAGTTATTTATAACTTGCTGAATCTCTGTCAAGAAATACTCAAAACCCTCCAAGTCGATATCATCTAGTGGCTCCATCTGCAGAAGACCTTCACCTTTTAAGTCGAATTTCAAAAACAGAAATTCCATCTGTCGTTTCAAATAATCTGGGTACAAGTACTTTATAGCAAGGCAATACATAAAGTCCTGCATGTTGTCAGTGTACTCCTTACCCTCAAAGATACTTTTTGACGTTTTAAAATCGCGAATAATAGCTGTTTTCTTTCTCTTAAACAAAAAGAGTTTATCTATAAACCCTAGTATCCTATAATTCTTTCCATCCTCGTTCACTGAGATGTCAAAATCTTTTTCAGAAATACCTTCTGTAGGTTTGCCATTTTCATCTCCAAAAAAATCAAAATTCAAGCCCTCAACCGTCATCTTATTGATTAGGTCCATATTCTCGAAATCAGAAATCTCGTACTTACTAGCGTAAGCTTCAACCATTCTTTTTATAGGAGGGCTAACATTAATATCTTGAGCTTTGATTATAGCTTTGTAATGCTTCCTATGTCTTGGATTTCCCAAGTTTTCAAAAATTGCGTGGCAAATTGTACCTCTAAGAGAACCGTGATTAGACTTGTCAGGTAGTCTCAAGTGATACTTAGCCCAGTATTGCCAAGTACAAGTTTGTAGTGTCTTTATCCTAGATGCTGATAATGGCTTATTGACTGTCTCAGGCATAGTGAAATTTAAACTTCTTTTCAAACTTCTTTAGATTAGCCTCGAAAGATTTATTAACTCCTTTGGCATTCATCTCTTTTGCGAAATCTAATACACGAGACATTGAATCCTCATGAGACATATTGTAACTAAAATCAACATATTTTTCTATATTTAATTTACTCATTTCCCCAAAATCATTTTCTGGAGGTGGGGAAAAATAAATATTCTCAAAATCAATTATATCAATTAATTTAAATATAGATTTAATAGCTCCTTGAAAGCCCCTGTTTGAATCTGATTCGAAATCATTATTAAAAGCTAAATAGATTTTGTTTATTGGTAGGGAGTTTAGCTTTGAGATAAACTTTGGAGAGATATTCAACCCGAAAGAAACGAGTACATTTTTCACACCCGCTTCGTACAATGATATGCAGTCACCGATAGATTCCACTATATGAACAGAGCCAGAATCTATGATAGCATCTTGTATATCCTGTATAGAGAAAAATGGATAAAACCAATTAGAACACTTGCCCATATGCAACCATTTAGGTCTTTTATCATCCGTAACTTTCCTGCCAGAAAATCCATGTATGCGACCGTCCTGTCTTAATATGGGGAAGATTACCCTCTGGTACATTTTGCCAGACATCGCCAACCCACAGCGAAACTTCTTTAATGTCGATTCTGAGATCCCTCTATCAAGGTAGAAATCATAATGAGGCAGCAATCTATTTAAAGACGATGTTGGATATGTTTTTTCTTCAGTCAAAAGATTTTTTTTAGGGATTCTATGATTAATTGTTACACTATCCTTCTTTATATAAGAAGAAATGACTCCTTTGTCATTTGTATTTAAAGTCTTTTGGATGAGAAGTTCAAAAGGAAGAAACATAGAGTCTTCCACGAAGTCCTTCCATACACCCGTATCCTTATAGATTTGAAGAGCGGTAGAATTATCCCCCGCCCTGTAAACGGCGTTGGTGCGCCAGTAAGACCCATGATCTTTAAGTCTATAACCTAGATCTTCAAGGATTTCTCTATAATCAATCATTCCTTAATAGGACTGGAATAGAATCAACTGGTCCACCTGACTCAACATTAACATCAATATTATTCATCGAATCAACCACATCCTGCAGATCACCCCGCTCTGTTATTCTAAAGTTCTGCATATGCAGGTTTACAAAATTAGACCTGTTTGTACCGTCTGGCATTTGAACTGGATTAATAGCCCTCAAAGCATCTCTACCCAAATGTCTCGCCTTTAGATTCACCAACTTATGCGTTCCAAAAGACTCGCCTTCTTCATGGATTTCTTCTGCGACTTTCTTTCTCAATAAAAACAGGTGAGAACAAAATTGAGTAATACCATCTGATAAAGAAACAACGCTTTCGTCATCTACTATATTGTTGGCTTGGCGATTGTTTGTAATCCCAAGTCTATTAGATTGTACAGAAGTCAACATAGAAACACATGGCTTTCCATCAAAAGACAGATCCCTATGGATGGTCTGTTTAAACTTATGAACCATATAGGATACCTGTTGCCAACCATCTCCTTTGCCCATATTGCCAAAATCACTCTTGATATAATCAAAGCTAAATATCAATGGGTTACCTCGACCTATCTTAGAGTAATAAAATCTCTTAAGAAGAGAACACATTTCATCTGGGGACATACCAGCTACATTCTCATAATAGAACTTGAGATTTTTTATCTTACCCCAAGCAGAACGAACTTTCTTAACAACCTCTTCAGCTGACCACTCTTTATAACTAGAAGTCCTCCATTTGCCAGTTTGAAGCAACCAAACTGGAATACCAGTCATAGAAGAACACTGTCGGAAAATAAGTTCCTCCTCGCTCATTTCTCCATTATCAAAGTGAAGAACAGGAACGTCATACTTCGCAGAAGTCCTTGTAGAGTAGTCCATACAAAATTGTGTTTTACCTACCCCAGAGCGAGCTACTACAACTGAAATATTACCCGCCAGTAAAAGAGACCCGTACATTTCATTAACCCTTTGGTGTGGCCCAAGCATTCCAAACTCAGTTATGGGGTTATTACCGCGCTCCTCTACCACTTCCTCCATCATTTCGAAAAGGTTTAGAGGGCCAGAATCAGACATCTCAAAATCATTAATGCTATCGTTGTACATCTGATCAGCCTTCTCGACTATATCTGTGTACTTTAAACTAGGGTCTGCTTTTTTAACAAAAGAGGCTACATCCTTACACGAGTTATAAATCTCCCTCCTAGCAGTAAATTTCTTCAACTCTTTTACAGAAGCTAAGAACACCTCTTCAGATATCTTGTAAAAAGCTAAAGAATAAACATATTCAGCAACATCGATACTATCTGGGAAGCTGATCTTTAATTGGCTAATTCTTTGTATTAAAATTGTGTCATCTATCGTCTCCGCATTATCTAAAGCATTTCTAATTAATTTAAATATAGAGATATTTACTTTAGAATCTTCTCTATAAAAATCCTTCTCTTTTACAAAAACTGAGATTTCTTCCCATTTGTGAGGATGCTGAAGCAACCCACTTAAAACTTTTTTTTCTAAATCGTAGGAAAAAATCATGACTCTAATTCTTTTTCTGCAAAAATTTCTACCAACTTTGACAATGCCATATCTACACAAGAATTCTCCGTCTTCGAAGCTACGCTTGGTTGTCCTAGATCATTGACATAAAACAAGAAAAAACCTTTATTGCCTCCGTTAGGAGAACCAGTACAATCATACATCTTTGTCAAGATTGATTGCGGTATAGCCATAGCTTCATCTTTATTGTAATTCATATAATATCTAAACTCTTGAGCAACTCCTCACTTAATTTATCTGACTCTAATACTCTAGCAAGCTTTATATTATTGATCTCGCAAAAGTATTCCTTCTTATCATCTCTCTGAAGCTGGGCCAAAAACTTTTGCCTAGAATTAGAGTGAAAAAATTTATTAAATTTGTAATGTTGATTGCCATCTACCTCAACAGCAATCCTTCTGCTAGCATTGTAGAAGTCAAGAGTCATCCTAGTACCTGCTACAGGAAGCTCTTCAAATACAATATCTGCAGCCCAATGATTGTACAAAAGATCTTTAATTTTTTTTTGGATCTTGCTTCGGCAAGCTTTGTCCCAATTTATCAAATACTTCGTAGAATTTTTTATCTTGTGCTGCCTACCTGTAGTTGTCAAAAATATCATTTTAAGATCTTCTCTTTGACAAATTCTTTTAAAGCTAACGTGGTTTCAGCATCTTGCTCTAGATGTTCGTAAATTGAAGCCATCCCTTGAAATTTAGGCTTAATCTCCAAACCCTTTTCTTTTAGGTACGAAACGACTTCCTCATCTACAGAGAACCAAGCTCCAGCTTTTTCTAAAAAGCCCCACATCATGAGCATCTCCACAATCTCTCGCTCAATCCATATCGACTTTCCCTTCATTCTACCGTGCTTGATCGGGTACTTTATAACCTGACCTGTTGTCTCATTAGTAGACTTACAAATAAGAACCTTAGCCATATGCCCATAAATCTTATTATCTGGAGTAATTTGCTGGTTAGGCTTCTCTAAGATCTTGTCAGATTTGTTTTGTTTCTGAAACTCAAGAATCCAATCAGGGTAGTGAAGAGCTGCATTGCCACCGCTGGCGCTGGTTTGATTATTTGGGTCACCCTTAGCGTAAGGGTTTACATCAATTCTCGACCGAACCTGAGAGATTAATATACACATGTGACCAAACTTTGCCATTCCAATACTAACTCGTTTCAAAAAGTCTGAAGTCATTAAAGCACCAGCAGCAACTTTTGCGGCATCGCTGGTCGTTTTATCAAGTTCAGCTTTAGGAAGCAAGCCATCCATACTGTCGATGACAATGCAAAATTTTTCTTTATCTGGATTATTTCGAAGTAATCCTCTTAAAAAATCGAAGACCACATCAAATACATTACACTCAAAAACCAAACAGGTACCAGAAACCCATTCTTCTGGAGCGAACACAAACTTCAACCCCGATCTCTCTTGGATGTCTTTAGACAATCTACCTTCAGCTTTAATAAAAAGCCCCTTTGAATTGTCTATAGAGTTCACCATGTTTAGCATTATATGTAATGCCTCGTTTGTTTTCCCTCCTTCGTTAGCACCTACAAAACGATGTACCCCCGCAGCTAAACCGCCTCCTAGAAAAGAATCTAGAATCATAGATCCACTTGAGACGAGGTAATCTTCAGCTGTCTCTTGAAGGTTGTAATGATAGTCTTTTGTTGACTTAAAAAACTGCGTTGTATATTCTTTTGTGTTTATCTTACTCATCTTCTAAAAAATTTCTTAGGGTTTTCTTGGTCGAGATCTTTATATCTTCTCCCACTTTATCCAAATGGTCAATGATTTTCTCTGTATTTTCTGGTTTATATTCGAACTCAAGCTTTTTCTTCCGAAGATACTCTCTCCCGTCCTTGCTGAAAAAGTACTTTATTGAACCCTCTAACTTGAAAGGAGGCTTAACCTTACTTAAAAAATCCAAGTCGTTATCAAACGTTTTAAATACACTCGTGGCGACCATCATATCTAACTTCATGTCTTGGGATCTACCACCATTCAACATCCTCTTTATAAAATCCTTTCTTTCTTTAAAAAAGGGCTTTGGAGATTTAGTCTTATTTTTTTTGAGACTAAAGGTGTAATTACAGTCAGAGCAAGACAATGCCCTAGCTGCTTGGAGAGAGTTGCAGTTAGGGCATTGCTTTTTACCTCGCGGCATAATGACTATGCTATAGGAAAATGGAGATAAGTCAACACAAATCATTCATAACCATTTTTCTCACAAGTCCATTGAAATCTGTTTTTGGTTTCCACTTAAGAAACCTACGAGCATCCGAGGAATTGCCCCAGAGGACTTCCACTTCAGCTGGCCTATAAAATTCTGGATTGATCTGCATTAAAGTACGACCTTCATGTACGTACTTCTCATCTTCACCCTCGCCAATCCACTCACACTTCTCTACAGCGAATCCAGCGAAGTTAAACGCCTGTTCTACAAATTCTCTAATTGTATGAGTCTCATTAGAAGAAAGTACATACTCTATAGGCTCTTCTTGGTTTAGCATTAACCAAACACCTTCCACAAAATCTTCAGCATCACTCCAATCCCTTTTTGCATCAATATTCCCCAACTCTAGAGGTTTAAAATCATTTAAAATATACTCATTTTTGATACGAGCCACATTCTTGGTAATCTTACGAGTGACAAACTCTTCTCCGCGACGAGTTCCTTCGTGGTTAAATAACCAACCTTGTACAGCAAATAAATCATAAGAGTCCCTCCAAACTTTTACTATATGCCTAGCACTAGCCTTAGAAACCCCATAGGGGCTTCTTGGGCGCAAAGGATGAAGCTCTGACTGAGGAGAATGTAAAACGTCTCCAAACTCTTCTGAAGAGCCAGCATTATAGTAGCGACAATTAGGACAGTACTTCCTTATAGCTTCTAATTGATACAGCACCGCCATAGCATTAGTCTCCATATGGTTAACTGGCATCTTCCAACTTACCCCAACAAAAGAGTTAGCAGCAAAATTAATAAAATAATCGGGCTTATGCTCTGCTATAACCAGCTCTGTATTAGCTTGATCAGCGACATCTAAGTCGATGAGTTTAAATCGAGGATTATCTAGTAGATGAGCAATATTATCGTGGTTTTTAACACTCAATCTGCGAACACCAGCTACCACAGTATGCTCAGTATTCTCCAAAAGATAATCCGCCATAAAGCTTCCATCTTGACCTGTCACACCAGTGATGATTACTTTTTTAATATTCATTCAAAGAAATCTTCTGAATTTATGTTCTTATCGTCAACAAAAAGATCATAAATCGGCTTCCCAAACTTTAGGTCATGGTACTTGACTTTAAATCTTTCGAATTGTTTCTCCGTCACATCAGACCAATCCTTACCGCTTCCAGTACCCCTAGCAGTCCAATAAATTATAGTATTACCTTCGTCGTATAATTTATTAATCTTCTCTATCCTGTCGTACATCGGCTGGCTATTCTCATAGTCCATGTTCTGAGTCATAAGAATAGTTTCATCTATATCAACGTATATAATCATTTGTTTTTATATAAAAGTTCAGCTAATTTAAATTGCCATTCATAATCGATATCAAAGCATTCCAACTCGTCAATAGGATGAAGACTTATACCACCTTCCTTTTGGAAATCACCCATAAACTTATTTTTAGAAATAAGATCCATTCTTGATGCATACAAAACATGAGCTGCTTTATATGTTGCATCAACAGCTTTTGTATTCATAATTGTCTGATCAATAGGCCAAGGAGTTATCAACTTGCCTTTATCATTCCAAAAATAATCTTTTTGTTCTATAACTCCAAATAAATTTTCAGACTCTTGCCACAAAAATTTTTCAATAAAATCGTCTATAGTTTCTATCCTTAACAAAGGAGAACATAAGTTTACTTTAATAACGTATTTGTACGGGAGCTTGTCATGCCATTCGTAAATCTTCTGCAATGAATTGTCATTATTAGCAGACTCGACACTTCTTTTAAAAATATTAACTGCATGAGAGTTTGCTATTTTAATTAACTCTTCTTCACAAACAGAAGCAAAAATATTTTCTTTAGGAATAATCCTCGACTCAGTTAATTTTTTTAACCCGATATCGAAAAGACTAGAACCTGCAAAGGGTCTTATCATCTTTCGAGGGACTCTTTCAGAATTAAGTCGAGCTTGAGCTATTATAGCTACATCTTTTATATTTTTCATTTCTTTTTAAGAATTCATAATTTTGAAATACAGGTTTCAATGGCTTTTGAAAATTTTGCTTTTGATTTTTCCATGTACGCTTCTCTAATTTTATGCCAATTATTTATATAATCAACATCCGAAGTTATTTTTATATACATATTATTTAACTTCTCTTTTAAAAAATAATCTTTAGTTTCCAACATGTAATCCTCAAATCCGTTTAAAATACAATAATCCCTGACTTTTGGCTGACTACTTAGCGATATACAAGGTACTCCTATTGCAGTAGCCAATATTTGACCATGACCCCTCATAACAATTGCAGACTTAAATCTATTGTAAATAGAAATTGAGTCTATTACATTATCATAATGACAAAATTCCCGTATGAATTTATTCTTTCTAGGGACAACATAATCAAAAATTTCAGGAATTAAATCTTTAGGGGTATGAGGCAAAACCTTTAACTTGTTTTTAAGAACCCAATGAGTCAAAAAGACATCACTATTATTGGGATACCTATTTGCATTAATTATATCACTCGCATTTGTAGCTGGTTGGAATACGCAAGATATATCTTTATCTTTATTCTCTACAATATCAGAAATAATAAACCCAGAATCTGGCAACGATTCTATACCTAAATTAACTAAGTCTTGTACTTGCTGTGCAGACCCATCATCTCGCAAAGAAAAATACGAACTCCTTTCTATCAAGCAGCTCAACTGATCCTTAAACTTACTATTGATTTTAGTATGACCATCAAAAAGATTAATTCCAATAGACATGAAAAATACAGGACAATCAATTTGATCAAAAATTTTATCTGTAAATGGGAGTTTACAACCACTAAACCCTGAATCGGGTTCTAGTAACCCCCCGCCACCAACAACAATAAAATCAAAATCACATTCTTTAAAAAAAAATAATGCCTCTTCCTCTTCCCTAAATTCATCAAAATTACAACTTAGCCAGTTTATTTCTCCCAGCTCTTTCTCAAAAGAACTCCTAACATTGTGAAGGGCTATATTGTCTCCTATATTGAGGTGATAAGAGCCTATATGTAAGACATTCTTCATTTTAGTTTAAACTGGATGATAATTATTCTTATACCCTAAGTTTTTAAACACAGTGTCGGGGAACTTTTTTTGAATATAGTCCCAAAAAATCTTGTATTGATTAAAATACATTTCGTTATTATACCCGCTCGGCAAAAGGTTTTTATTTTTTTCAAAGGCATGATCTCCTTTTTTTATATACTTAGGTCCATCTAAGCCTACAAATCCTATCTCAGGAGCGCCACAGAAAGCAGCCATTATTATCTGCCTCACGCAAATTCCAAGCTTGCCATAGAAGTTACTATGAAAAACCATATAATTTTTATAATCATCAAGGTTATAATGCCGCCATCTTGGATGTATCTCAAGACAAACTATAGGATTATAGCGTTGAGTATAATCTAAAAAATTAGAGTCCTTAATATTCAACTCACCAGCAACAGAAGTTAAGTCTACTTTTGTTTTATTAAGTTTATCATTTAAAAAAAAATGATTACAAGACCAAATAGAGTCATAATTATGATTGGAGAAATCAAACTCTCTAGTAGATGGTCCACCTCCTGCAATCAGGATTTTTTTACCCTTGAATTTATCTAGTAAACCAATCCGTGTACAAAAAACATCTTCATTTACAAATGAGTCTTCTAAAAGATTATCTGAAAATGCATATTTAGAAAGAGCAGTAGACCAAGTGGAAAACGGCATTCTATGTTTTTCATTTTCGAAAGGGCTCATTTTCGAAGTTTCTTCCTAACTTCTTTCTCTGTCTGTGTAACACAGATAGAACCATCCCCATAGGATTTTTCTAACTCCCTTATTCCACTGACAAGCTTAAACAATCCTTGAGGCTCTACTGAAGCCATATGATCAGATCCCCACATAGTTCTGTCTAAAGTCACATGCCTCTCAATGATTGTAGCCCCCAAATAAACAGCAGCAACAGTGGTACCAAGCCTAAACTCATGCCCACTATAACCGACTTCACAATTATATTTATTCTTTAATGTTTTAACACAGGATAGATTTAACTCTTCTATTGGAGCGGGGTAAGAAGAATTACAATGTAGAACAGCGTAATCAGAGGCTTCACTATCAAGAATCCCAACAGCAACATCTATTTCTTCTTCAGAACTCATTCCAGTAGAAATTATAATTTTCTTACCAGTCTTACAAGCCTTTCTCAAAAGATCTAAATCAGTGATACTAGCAGAAGCAATTTTAATAAATGGAATGTCGTACTGATCTAGGAAATCAAGACTATCCAAGTCCCAAGGAGAAGCACTCCAAGAAATTCCCTTCTCTTTACAGTAACGATCTATCTCATCGTACTCTTCTTTTTCAAATTCAACCTTGTATTTGTAATCAAGGTAAGTCATTTCTCCCCAAGGAGTGTCCCTCATAACTGATTTCTGATGCTCTGGTACGCAGACTTCTGGGTTACGTTTTTGGAACTTAACTGCATCACAACCAGCAGCCGCAGATATGTCTATAAGACGTTTTGCGATATCCAAATCTCCATTATGATTGATTCCGATTTCTGATATTATATATGTTTTCTTCATGCGTTTAAAATTTGTGAATATTGCTACAGTGAATAAGATGATGTTTAATTGAAAAATATTTATAATTTTCTAATAAAATATCTTTTAATTTTGAAAATTGATCTGTATGTCTGCCATGAACCTCCATCACTATAGTGTCTATCTTCTTGAATAAATCAAGTCTATCGCATTGGAATAAAATATCATACTCTCCCCCTTCGCAATCCAATTTAAATAGATCTATTTGACAGTTAATCTCCTGTAGAATCTGATTAAATCTTTTGTAAGAAAATTCTTCTTTTGTTATTTGTTTCCCTTCCGCCTTCTCAAAGATATCTTTATTTAAATAATCCAAAGAGTCGTCGAAAATTACTTTATGGCCCCCTCTATTTGATTCATGAAGAAAAATTCCATGAGGATTAGAATCACCTATAACTCCTTGATTCTCCAAGCAAACATTCTTAAAGCTCTTAAGCCTCTCCTTAGCCTCTTTGTAGTTTCGTCCTACAAGTTCATAAGAGAATACTTTAGAATTGGGGTACAATTCAGAAATATATTTACTGAATATTCCTATGTTAGCCCCAACATCAATAATAGTACAATTATCTTCCAAAGAAAAATTCTTTAAATTGTAGCAGTCCTGATGGATTATTTCCCTTTCTAAAATTTGTTCAAAATTCATAACACTTCCCTTTTAACTGCTTCTGAAATACTACTGTTTTTAGATATAGTTGTCAATTCTATACCATGACCGTGCAACCATTCAACAATAGAGGGAACTGCTTTAGCATTAGCCTCTATATCCCAAGGTATTTCGCACCCCTTATTATCGACTTTAGATTTGTAAAAGTGAGACCCATGAGTATCCAAATCCCAACCCAAAGTTGTTATCTTGGAAACCCCAAAATGAACAGCAAAATACAAAACAGTTTCAAGCATTATCCCAGCTCCTACGTTCCTAGTATGAGTCTTTGATAAAAGAAAATCATCGAAGTTCCTCTTTATAGCTAAACAGTTTTCTTTCCCAACCTCCTCTATTAACGGGACTTTAAAAAAACAATCTATAGTCTGTTGCGTACTCCATCGAGCACCCAAGGCATAGTTACTACTGCTAATCACAATAGGTCTATTTTGCTCATCGTATTTATATGGAATTCCCAAACTCCCCAATGGAAAATTAGAACAATTCCAAAAATGAAAATCACAAATGTCCTCCAAGCCTTCTATAGCTTGTTTAACACAAAAAACCAATTTGCCCTTCAACTTCTCCCTTAGTTCTGACTTTTCGTAGTCATTGTACGAAGGTCCAGTCAACAGAATGTAACATTCTTCACCTTCGTAAGAGTCAACTAAATCATCTAAAGAGCAACCTTCAGATACAGAATGTTTTAATTGTATTGTATTTTTATGCATAAAAACCCTTCTAAGCAAGGAGCCTAGAAGGGAATATATAAATCACTTCCAAGTTACTTAACTTGGATCATTATATCTTTTTGGACTTCTTTTTCAAGAGGTATTTTTATCCTCAGTAGGCCATTTTTGTATTCCGCCTCAATAGAATCTTTATCGACGCTCTGATGCAAGGTGAATTTCTTCCTTACAGGTCGTCGAGATATTTTTCTATGGTAAAATTCAGCCTCATTTTCTTTTAGATCCGATCCTGCCTCAACCTTTAAGGTCTGGCCAGATACAGATACAGATACATCTTCTTGATCTAACCCCACTAGTGCAAACTCAAGAATAAAATTATCATCTTTATCTTGATAAGCATCATAAGGCTCTGAGCCTGAGTACAATGGAGTATTAGCTCGGTGAGCTAACGACTGCATACGCTTGAATACATCTCCCTCAAAAGCCAAGGGAGCCAACATTTTGTTTATCATCATTGTCATACTACTATTTTTAGTTAGTTTTTGTTTTTCTAGCCCCACTATGGGTACTGGAAATTCTCAGACAATAGAGATATACTAAATTAATCCTCGTCGAATTGTGCTTCGTCGATACGATCTAGTATAAATGCTATTGTTTCATCGAGTTCTACCTCGTCTGTTAAAATTGTTTGTGGTTCGGTCATAGTGACTATGTATACACATGACCTAAATAATAGGGAATTCTAACCTTCGCAAGATTTACATTCCATCAGAGACCTTGATAACTCTTGACTTGGATTAGCACTCCTTTGGTAATATAAACCTTTTACTCCATTCTCCCAAGCATAAATCATAAGCTGATTAACCTCTTTCATTGGGGTCTTCGGGGCAATCATTAAATTAAGTGACTGACCTTGATCTAAATACTTCTGCCTCTGAGCTGCCTGTATAACAACTTCTTTCTGGGAAATTTCCTCGAAAGTCTTAAAGACCTCTTTGTCATTCTCCGACATGAAGCTCAAATGTTGAACAGAACCTCCTGTTTTAAGTATACCAAGCCAAACTTCATCATTATCCTGACCATACTCCGCCAAAGCTTCCTTTAAATAAGGGTTTTTATAAGTAAACTTGCCTTTAGCTAAGTTCTTTACAAAGTAATTTGAATTTAAGGGTTCAATAGAAGGAGAGACTTGACCTAAAATAAATGAGCTACTCGTAGTAGGAGCTATAGCTAAAGTAGTTGTGTTCCTGCGCCAATATTTTTTAGCATATAATGGACCGCCAAGAATCTGAAATAATTGACCTGTAGCCTTGTCACTTTTTTTTCTAATCTCTTTAAATATAGAGCTATTAGCCAATTTAGCCTCCATGCTTTCAAATCCAATTTTTTTACTCTGCAAATAAGAATGCCAACCAAGAACCCCCATACCTAAAGCCCTATGGCGTTTAGCAAAGTTATGGGAAGACTCCATGAAAGGAAGATCCTTTGTTTTTTGAATATATTCCTCCATTACTGAATCGAGGAACATGACTAGCGTTTCAATCGCATCAGTTTTAATTATATTGTCCCACTGTACTAAATTCAAAGAGGACAAGCAGCAAACAAAAGACTCATCTTCTTTAGAGGGTAAACTAATCTCATTACAAAGATTCGAAGCGAATATCTCCATAGCATTCTCCTTGTAACAATCTGGAGCTTGGTTATTGGCAGTATCTTTGAAGAACAAATAAGGGTAACCTGTTTCAAACCTTTTTTTAATGACTGCAGCCCATACCTGACGCTTTTCAGGATCTCCATCAATCATTGATTTCATCCAGTCATCTCCCACGGTGACCCCGAAAGACATCTCTTGAATAGCATTGCCCTCACTTCTTATACGAAGGAATTCTTTAATATCAGGATGCTCTATAGGTAGATAAGCAGCAAAAGAACCACGACGAACATTCCCTTGGGAAACTACCGCAGCTACTTTATCAAACAACTCCATAAAATGGACGGCTCCAGAAGATTCTCCCCCAGAGTTAATTTTAGCTCCCCTCGATCTAAGATCCCCAAAATAGGCAGATGTGCCAGAACCATGCTTGGTCTGCATTCCTACTTCACTTTGTTTGGCTAAAATTCCATCCATTCTATCTGGTACATAAACACCATTGCAAGAAATAGGTAACCCACGTTTTCTTCCAAAGTTTGACCAGACAGGAGAGGCAAGGGAGTAAAATCCCTGCTCCATATAATAAACAAATTTCTTAGCAAATCCATCGATACCCAAGTACCTTTGGGCGGTCTTAGCTATGTCTTCTATCCTTTGTTCTGGGGTTTCCCCTTTCAAGTAACCTCTCTCAAGGAAAGTCCTTGAGTCCTCGTTAAGCCAATAATTTTTTGTCATTTAAAACAAGTCGTCTGCATTGTAAGTTTGGGAATTCTTAGAGTATTCCACGGGTCTAGAGTAAAAGAAGTCTGTAGCATTATTGCCAAGTAACTCCTCTTCAAACCAGATCGTATCTTTTAGCAGGTTTTTGTCAACTTCAAAAGGCTCTTTAAAGCCAATTTGTTGCATCGACTCATTTATTCTATTTTTAATAAATTCTTTTAACACAATGGCGTTCAATCCTTTTTGACGGATACCATTAATCATCCAATCCACAATCTGACTTTCAGCTTCGAAAGCGCACACAGCTTCTTGGGCAATTCTCCCCTCAAGCTCTTCGTCGAAAAGCTCAGGGTGCTCTTCGCGGATAGTATTTATGAGCTTCATGCCGACAAGGGCGTGAAGATTCTCTTCGTTCCTTGTGTACTTAACTTGCTGGTCAGTATCCTTTAGAACATTTTTGTTACGAGCAAACCAGTTTATGACGTAAAATTGGGAAAATAAGGACACATTCTCTACAAAAAGGGTAAATAGGATTAAAGCGTAAACATATTGCTTCTTGCTATTTTTATAGAATTTGTGAGTGTATTTACGTAAATAGTTTACTCGGCCCTGTATAAAATCTAATTTGAGATTTTCTTCAAAAACCTCTTCCAAACCAAGCACCTCTAAGAGTCTTTCGTAAGCATTATTATGAATAACCTCTACGTTAGCCATTACAAAGCCTAAATCACTCAGAGAGGGGTGTGGCAAGTTGTCACCCAACTTACTCCAAAACTTTTTAACAGCTACTTCTATTTGCCCAATAGCAGAAAGAGTACGAACAATTATCTCTTTTTCCTGATCATCCAAAGACACGTTAAAATCTTGTATATCGGAGGCAAAACTAAATTCTTTATCCGTCCAGAACCCGTTGTGCATTGCCTCAATAAAATCTCCTGCCCATGAATAATGGTCAGGCTTACGTGAAATTTGTTCTTCGAATATCATGTCTGAATAACTTACACGGATGATATTGACCTTGGCGTTTTGGTCAATGAATATTTCATTATTTTTTTGGCGAAGCCATTTTATTAAAATGAACGTAGAGAATCTTAATAAAATACGTACCCTTTACGTAGTACGAACCCTTTAGGAGCGTACCCTTTACAAGGGCGGAACGGTTACGTATCTGTATTATACGAAGACTTTTTTTCCCGTCAACAAAAAAAATAAATTTGACAAAATTAAAATTTCCCATATAAAGAATAGATATGACCCCAAAGGAAGATCAGGAATTGGCCCAGAAGGTCAAGGAGGATCATGATCAAGAAGCTTTAGTCGAGTTAATCGAAAGACATTCTGGTATATACGTACATATGATCAAGTGCTATGGATCAAAAAGCCTAACACAAGATCAAATAAATAATCTGATTGATGAAAAAGATTACAATATCTACAAGGCTGCATTAGACTTTGACCACTCAAAATCTAAGTTTTCAACATACTTAGCTAATAAAACCAAGTACGCTTGCCTCACAGAGAAGACTTTAAACAAAAAGAAGAGAAATACTATCTGCTATGAAGATATAGATTTCTGTCAAATTAGCCCAGATCTAGAACCAGATGAAGAATGCTTGTTCAACGAAGGTTATAAAAGAATGATCAATATGATCTTAAGACACTCGGATGATAGAGTGCAGACGATTTTCTATGAAAGATATTTTTGTGGAGAAAGGGGGAAGCTAAAACCTTGGAAAAAAATAGCCGATAAGATCAAATTATCTACTCAAGGTTGCATAAATATACATAACAGAACGTTAAAAGAATTTAAAAATAAAATACAGAATGAAAAAGTTAAATTTTGAAGCTCCGATAAACTCTCTAAGCCTTGGAAACGTCTCTATAAATTTCCTAAGAGCAATCTATGAGAAAAAGGAAGATATTGATATCACAATATTTCCAGTAGGGGAAAGAGCTGACTTTACAGCCTACGACAAGATTGACTCTAATTTCAAAAATTGGATTACAAATAGTGCATTCAACAGGTTAAAAAAATACTCATCCGATTCACCAACTTTAAAAGTATGGCATATCAATGGATCTGAGAAACAGATAGGCAGAAATCAATACCTTTATACATTCTATGAAGTAGACTCTCCGACAGAAGAAGAGATTAATATAGTAAAAGCTCAAAAACATGTATTTTTCTCTTGTTCAGAGGCTGCAAAAATCTTCGAAGAAAAGGGGTGCAACAATGTTTCTTATGTACCTTTAGGGTTTGATAAAGATTTTGGTAATGTCGATAAAGACTATGGTATGGAAGATACCGTACATTTTGGGTTGATAGGGAAATTTGAGAGGAGAAAAAATACTCAGGCTCTCATTCAGTTATGGTTAAAGGAGTTTGGGAACAATCCAAAATATCATCTAACCTGTCTAGTAAACAATCCTTTCTTTAAAGAGGAACACTACAAAAAAGCAATTAGTACCTGTTTGATGGGTCAAGATTGGAATAATGTTAGCTTCATCCCTCACTTAAAGACGAATAGTGAAGTAAACGATCTAATGAACTCAGTAGACGTAAACCTTTCAGGATTGTCAAACGGTGAAGGTTGGAATTTACCAGCGTTCAATTCAGCTGCTTTAGGCAAGTGGCCTATTGTTAGTAACTGTAGCTCCCATAAAGACTGGGCCACAAAAGAAAATTCTATACTTATAGAACCTTCGGGCAAACAGCCTTGTTATGATAATCTCTTTTTTAAAGAAGGAGACTCCTTTAATCAAGGTCAATACTACAGATTAGATGGCCAAGATATACTTGAAGCTATGAGAAAATCAATAGATCTTGCTAAAACACCTAATAAGGAAGGTCGCAAACTTCAAAAAAAGTTTACTTATAAAAAGACAATAGATAAAATATTTAAAACAATATTTAAATAAACCAAAAGGGCGGTAGAAATACCGCTCTTTTTATATACAATCCTATATGCCTTTATATACTTACCGTCATCCAGATACAGGGGAAGAAAAAGATATTCTCCAGATGATGAATGATGAACATATCTATATCGACGAGTTTGGTTTAGAATGGAAAAGAGTATTCACTGTACCTCACGCCTCTATAGATACTAAATTAGATGCATTTGATAAAAATGGCTTCATCGAAAAGTCTGGAAAAATGCAAGGCACGGTAGGGGACATGCTAGATTATTCAGCAGAACTATCCCAAGAAAGAGCTGAGAGATCAGAGACTGGGGAAGATCCCATCAAAAGAAAGAATTTTGACGACTACGAGAAACGCAATGGCAAGAAACACCTGTCTGATGTTAAGAAAACAATTGAGACCTCTAAAATCAAAGTCGATTTAGATTAAGAATCAGCTAGCCACTGTCCTGTTACTTTAAATCTAAACCCTGATACTAAAATTGTAACAGCACCTGTATTGTCTACAGCAATCGCTTGATTAGTGCCTCCTCCTACAGCTTGCTCTACAAAATGATCTGGGCCTCCTCCAGTAATAAAATTCCTAGAAGCAGCTAGGCTATTGTCTACCAAAAGTACATTAGAATTGAATTCAGCAGAATTATTAAAGGTTGCAGTCGCAGTGAAGGTGGCTGCATTTGTAGCAATTGTCACGCCTCCGTTAAAAGTGGTTGCACCTACAAAATTTGATGTACCACTATTTGTAAATGAAGAATTGGTTGCATAGGTGTTTACACCATGAAACTCACTACTTGAATTAAACCTTGCAGGTTGATTGTATATGGAGTTTGACGCAAATGTAGTAGGAGCTACAATCTGTACTCCACTTTGCCCTCCGATATAAACAGTTTCGTTTTGTCCCATAGTTCTAGCAAAAGTACTAGAAAATATACCAACAGAACCTGTAATAGAATCGTCTATTACAACGGCTCCCCCGCCTATAACAGTGTTACTCTTACTAAAATCACCTTGAGTTAAGCCATTATTGTTGATAACCGCATTTAAATCACCACTCACCAAATTGGGAGATCCGCCCAAAACAACGTTATGGTTTCCACTTACAATCGAATTACCAGAATTAGCAAGAGCGGTATTCCCAATTCCACCAGTGATATCAGTATCGGGGCCAACCACCACAACATCTACGCCTTTGGATTTAACACCACTAGCGAAGTTAATCGGGCCTCCATCTATGATATTATTCAATTCTACAGTCACCCCTGTTGAATTGTCAGTAAAAGACAAATTACCACTTTCGCTAGAAAAAGTAGGTAATTGTATCTGTTGAGGTTGAATTTTGTTAAATGACATTATACAATAGATTATCTTTTTAAAGTTACACAATTTCCATGAAATATACACTGTATAAACCAAATTCCAAGAATAGTGGGTCTGCATTTAGCTTCGATCTAACAAACGATAGAAATAATAAACCAGTATTGTTTGTATCTATGATCCAACAATATAGCTGGAACGACTCTACAAAAAATGGCTCTTTTAAAGAAAATGCCAAGAATCCAGAAAAATCAGCTACCATTATGCTAAATGAAACTGAAGCTGGCGAGTTTCTTTCCTCATTTAAGGTTCGAATCCCATACGTGGCTTTTCACAAACGTGAAGACTCTAGTACAATCATCAAGCTAAATCCTTGGGATAAAAAAAGAAAAGTCAAAGAGAAGGGCGAGGATAGCTTTTACACAACCCCAGCTTGGGGTCTAAGCGTGAGCAAAAACTCCTCTCAACTATTCCAACTCCCTATAGAAGGGGGAGAAGCAGAAGCTCTTTCCGAATTACTTAAAGCTTATATCGGAAAAGTTTTTGAGTTTAACTCAAATGCTTACAAGAGGGATGATTCCAAAAAACAATATCAATCTCCTCAATCTCAAAACAATCCTCCCAAAAAACAATACAAAGAAGAGCCAGAAGAAGACGATGTCCCATTCTAAGTTGAGGGTTTTAGTCCATTCTAATTATAGTAGAATGGTAACTGGATTTGGAAAAAATGCTAAAAATATACTCTTAGCACTGCACTCTAACCCCGATATAGAAGTCATAGAAGCTTCTAATGGAGCACGTTTTAACTCAGATCTCCGTACACCTTGGGAAAGTTATGGAACTTATCCTGTAGATCCTCATATTTTAAACACTATAGAAAAAGATGCTTCTAAAAAAAGAGCAGCTCAATATGGTTATTATTGTATAGACGAAATTGTAAAAAAAACCAAGCCTGACATCTATTTAGGGATAGAAGATATTTGGGCATTTACACAATTCGAATCAAAAGAATGGTGGAATGATACTGTAAAAGTTTTATGGACAACCTTAGATAGTCTACCTATTTTAGACCAAGCCATTAAAATGGAACCTAAGTGCGATAAGATGCTTGTTTGGGCCTCTTTTGCAGAGGAGGCTATGCATAAATTAGGTCATCCTAAAGTAGAGACTTTGCATGGAGCAGTTGACTATAGCCATTTTAAACCTTTAGAAAATAGAGATGAGTTACGAAATTTTCACGGCCTTGGTGGTGATTTTGTTGTTGGTTTTGTATTTAAGAATCAACTAAGAAAATCAGTACCAAACTTACTAGAAGGATTTAAAAGGTTTAAAAAAAGCAATCCAGATGTAACTGCCAAGCTTCTTCTACATACGGATTGGGGAGAGAAAAAAATGGGTTGGGACATCCCAAGATATGTCAAAGAGAAAGGCTTTGATAAATCTGAAGTTCTAGCGACTTATGTCTGCCATAAATGCGATACCTATTCTATAAGAGGATATGACGGGGAAGAGAAAGACTGCCCTTCGTGTGGAGGTAAAAAATGTGTTAAAACAAAAAATAGCGCCAGAGGTGTAAGAGAGCAGGAGCTTAATGAAATATACAACCTTATGGATGTATACTGCCACCCTTTTACAAGTGGAGGGCAAGAACTACCAATTCAAGAAGCTAAGGCAGCAGGTCTAATAACTTTAGTGACGGATTATTCCTGTGGTACTGATTCAGCCTACGAACATCAAGGTGGGATTCCCTTGGCTTGGAACGAGTACAGGGAACCTAGCACTCAATTTATCAAAGCTACAACATGTCCAGATAGCATTAATGAGAATTTAACCAAAGTTCTTAAAATGCCTCAAGAGCAAAAAGAAATCTTGATTAAATCAGGTAGAAATTATGTTAAAGATAAATTCTCAGTACAGTATACTGTTTCAAAATTGATAAGCATATTGCGAGATTTAAAACGCAAGAAGAGTGGTGGGATTAAATTGAAAGAAGAGGCACCTCTAAAAGAAGAAAAGTCCAATAAAAATAGCCTAACTAAAATTTTAGAGGATGTACCTTTGGAAGATAGGATCGCAGTTGTAATGCCTGAATCAGGAGGAGATGTACTAATGATAAATTCTTTGATGGAAAATCTCAAGAACCTCTATCCAAGTAAAAAAATATATATGTTTACCAATCCTAAGTTTTTTGATTTTATTAATGACAATCCAAATGTTTACAAATTACTTCCATATGACCCTAAAATAGAATCTCATTACTTCTTAGAAGGCTCTCGTAATCACAAAGGATTGTTCGACATGGCTTTTTTCCCGAATGTCATGACTCAAAAAACACACACATATATCCACAACGCTAAAGATAAAAATCAATTTAAATTACGATGAGCCACTTAGCAGAAGTATATGCGAAAGATTTAGGGGTTAGGATTGGGAATCCAGTTTTTAAACCTCATTTTTTTCCAATAACCCACACCAATTATATAACTTTGCATACAGACGATTATGTACAATCGAAACAATATGATTATTGGGAAGAGGTTATAACAATGATAAAAAAGTCTGCTCCCGAATTAAAAATCTTACAAATTGGCAGTGGCAAAGAGCCAAGGGTTCAAAATATAGACGATTTTATCAAAACCAATTCTATAAAGCAGTCTGCTTACATTATCCAAAATGGTTTACTGCATATGGGCATCGATAGTTCTCCTGTGCATATAGCGTCTTTACTTAATAAACCTATTGTAGCAATATACGCACACACTTATGCAAGAACCTGTGATCCACTATGGGGAGACAAAGAAAACATTACTCTAATAGAATCTCATAGAGATGGAGATAAACCATCATTCTCTACAAAAGAATGGGATAAAAAAATAAACAAGATCGAGCCTGAAGAAATAGCTAACTCTGTACTAAACCAATTGGGTTTTAAAGGGGTTAATATTAAAACTTTATTCATGGGGAATCTATACAAGAAAAAAGTTATAGATGTAATCCCAGATCATCCCTACGACTTAAAAGAAGACAGTATTTGTATCCGACTTGATATAGAGCATAATGAAGATAATGCCAAAGGTTTGATTGAAAACAATGTTTGCTCTATCATCTGTCACAAACCAATAGATGAGTCCCTGCTATGTAATAAAAACATACAGCGTATAGCATACATCTCAAAATCCTTTAATGAAGATTTTGTAAACAAGTTAATTAAGTATGGCAAGAAATTCGATTTACTCTGCACTGATGAAGAGAATATAAGCGACGAAAGAGTAAAATATTTCGACCAGTCTATTGCAATTTATGACACTTCAAAAACGATAGAAAAAAACAAAAAGATTATAGATCTAAAAGATTTTAGTTATTCAAGCTATAAAAAAGTGATTAAAAATAAAAAGAGCTACGCTAGTCACTACGCAGCAAACAATAACGAAGATTTAGATGATTTTTACCTTGACTTACAGAATATGTTTGTCTATCATTTAGCTCATGAGCAAGAATAATATTTACGGCCCAGACCTGTATAAGAGAAATCAACATGGTCTTCTTGAAAATGCTTCATATGTATTTAATGAAGATGGGTCTGTAGATTGGAGATCCATGATCAAAGACGAGTACCTGTATCCAAACAAAGATTGGTTTGAGTACAGAAAGAAGCCCGTTCCAGAATCAATAGAAGGTCTAAAGGATAATCAGCTCTTGATTATGTTAGGAGGGATTAAATCTTTAGCAAAGCTAAGAGGGTTCAAGTCTGTAAAATTTAATACTGAAAATGTATCGAATGGATACGTCAAAGCAAGTTGTACCATAGAGTGGCTATCTAATTACGAGAGTGATAATGCTTCTATCACATATGAAGACTCAGCAAATGCCACATTAGACAATACAAGCTCTTTCGCTTCCAAATTCTTGGAGACTATAGCCTGTAACAGGGCTTTTGTAAGGTGTGTGAGAAATTTCTTAAATGTACATATTGTAGGAGCGGACGAAATCGACAAGTCAAAAGGGGCAAATAATGCTAAATCTTTTGAGTATGACTCTGCTGAATCTACAAATGTGGCTTTAACGCCATCAGCTATGCTTGAGAAGGCCGCAAGAGAGAAAACTGGGTCAGACTCCTTCGATAACTTTAAGACGGTCCTACGCGACTTCTGGAAGCAAGAACAGTATAGAAACGAAGAGATAAAGAACTGGGATTCTTTCTCCGATATTCCTGCAAAAGAATGTCGAAAGCTCTTGGTTCTTGTTAAAAAATTATAATCCAAGGAAATTCCTCTGGGCTGCAGAGAATCTGCTTGAAATAGAACTGGTTCTATAAGAACGCATCGAATCTCCCACCACTATAGTGTCATCTATAGGCAATAGCTTCTGTGTAGATTCTTTTATTGTTGTCGTTAAAGACCCTCCACTCAAAGAGTAAGATAAACCAGACATTACTATAGAGAACTGAGTAGGTACAAATAAACCAACTATAGTCCTAGAAGATGATTGTAAAAACGTTTTGGATCTACCGCCATAATTGAAATTTTTAAGAGCATTAATTTCCACGCCCTTCCCCCTTTTCACATCGAAAGAAACTGGCGTTTTGATATTACCAGAAGCTCCATTCAATAGAAGAGAAGTTTGTACATAATTCTTTTTATCGAATAGATCTGTGATTTGAGAAGTTTGTTCGTCCTCTTCGGCGTCTGTGTCATCTAACTCTTGTTCAGCCTTTCTGTTTCCAAGGATTTCATTAACAGGAAGTTTCGTTCTAGTATAAGGGCACCTTATACTTTCAAGTAAATCATCTTTAGATCTTCTTTTCCCAAATAGAGTTTTCGATTTGGCAATATTCTTTGGAATTTTCGTGTCAAAAAGTTCAGCTAATATCGCATAGTAAGGCAATCCAGTAGTGTGAGTATAAGAAGAAATATTCTCATTTGTAAAATCAATGTAATCATCCTTATCATCTCCTTGAACAACGTTATTATTGGCAACAGCTTTTTGCCCTATAAACACATATCCGCCTGAACCTTTTACTCCTTCAGTAGCCTCGATAATATTATCAAGAGTGAAATTATCAGTTTTTACCCCATTGGCTCTCAGTAAAGAAACAACTTTTTTTAATCCTTCAATTTTGTTAACTTTGATGTCAGTTTCGTAAGGCCCAGAAATAGAAAGGTCATTAGAAGAAAATTGCATCCTCTCGGCTTTTCTTTTACTAAATTTATTAGATATGTAAATAGAATTATTTAAGTAAAAAAATGCATCCTTAATTACTTGGTAAGCCTTGGAGTCACTCGGCTTTAAATTATCAGAAGACCCAACCCCAGCAGCACGAGTATCGATGTATTTACATTTTTTTAGTTGTAATGGTCCTTTGTATGCGGCTGCAGCAGATTCGGCTATTTTTTCCCCAGTGATATACAACTCACTCCAATCTTTGATTGTTTTATTGGATAATTGAAGTGCAGGATCGTAAAACTTCCCAAAATCTGGAGGTTTATTTTCAGCAGCTAATTTATAACTTATAGCGTCAAAAACAAGAGGCGTTAATGCCCCAGAACATTCAGCCCCATAAAAAACTTTATAAGTTTCTTTGGGAATCGATAGGTCTCCTATTTTCCCTAATATGTCTACAGGTTTAAATCTAGCTATTCTTTGTTTTGAACTTTCATCAGGAGTACTCTTAATAGGAGCTGTATTAGTCATGTACGAATTAGCGATAACTGGAGCTAAAGCATTTTCTGTAAAAGAACAACTTTTTAAATTTCCCCCAGTTAAAGTTAAAGGGTTTGTGATTTGATAAGTCACTGCAATAGCAGAAGATATAAATACAACAGTAGAATTTAAAGGATTCACGTACCAGTATAATCCTAAAGAACTAGCAATAGATGACAATACAGAATCTACAGTCCCTGAATTTTCAAAAAGAATATCTCCTCTACTTGGTAACCCTATAACTGGAATATCAGCCATTCCTAGAGCAGTAATTAATTCTCTTAACTTATAGCCATACTTAATTTCTGATTTAGAGAGATCTGGATTATTAGAATATGAAGATACCTCTCCAGATGCACTATTGTAAGATAAATCTGTGTCAAGAACTCCACCTTGATAAACCAAAGAAATTTTTTCTCCAGTGATCTCATCTGTGTCTGAAATTTCGTTGTAAATATCACCTATTATTAAACCGCCCCCAACTTTTCTTGGAAACTGTTTCCCAAACGAAGGCACAGGGGAGTTCGGACATTCAGAGTAGTCATAAACAACTCCATCAAAAGAACCTGCTCCTCTAGGAGAAGTATCCTTGCCTCTAACAGCTATAAAATGAGATTTTAATTTTAACGAAGTTGTATCGCTAAACTTTCTTGAAATCGTAGTTTTAGTTCCATCTTTACTAATTGTTTTTTCAATAGTTTCGAATTGACTGAATAATTTGTTTATTCTTGCATCTGAAAAGTCAACACGAGAACCAATTTCTCCAATTATAGTACCGAGGGATTCTCCACCTGCCTCAATATCTTTTGCGTTGATCACACTTGTAGTACTGGCAGTATGCCCACTACCATTACTAAAATTCATATTTACAGAAATTACAGATTCTTTATTCATAGATTATAAGTGTCTTCTTGTTGGTTTATTATAGGAGTAAAAGAACTAATCCCAGACTGTATGAATCCGCTAATACCACTGTAAGTCTCTACAAAATTATAAGGAGAAGCTTCTAAGCCATTAATGTAATAACTTACTTGACCTTCTACGAAACCAGTACCGCAGATATCAGGGTCTCCAGAAAAAGTTTCTTGTACGTTGGCTTGTTTTGGTATTGCGAAATACCTTCCCGTAGTCTGATATTCAGAGGGAGCAAAGCCATATTGAAATTTTTGACCGTTAAAGAATATATTGTAATTGTTAAATAGCTCCTCTCTGTCTGAAGCATTAGAATAAATAGAATTAACCTTTGATGTTAGAGCGTCTTCAGCTAGTTGATAACCTTGTTGATCTCCTTTATCATAAGCTACTCCAGAAGCCCCACTCCTAGAATCATAAATTACGATGTCAGAGCTTGATATAGCAAATCCTTGATCAAACCTAAATGTACTTGAATAAGTATCGTCGTCAGGAGTGACATAATAATCTCCTGTATTTATATTAATGTAAGTCCTATTTAAACCAGAAACTATTATTGGGGATTCTTCGAAAAGAGTTTGGGAATTTAAAGACAATGTTGAAGAATGAGCGCCTGTGACCATAAATGGATTGTAAATAAACCCATCTCCTACGAAAGTACCTGTATCATTCCTTAAAGAAATAAACTCTCGACTTCCAGTTATTGATTCAGCCCCCGTATATAAAATATAATTATAGTTCATTAGATTCTTTCTCCACGGTAATAAATATAATTCTTTTTTAAATCTTCAGAGAAGCCTGTTAAATTAACTCCAGAAAATGCTTCCTGAGTAACTGTAGTATAACTTTCCGTTAAAGGAGTTTGTACAACTCCGCTAATATCTGTCAAAGTACCCGTCAAAGGATTTTTTCCATATAAATCTATCGTTATTTCTCCCTGTCCTGTTGTTTGTTGAAGAAGGTAGGTAGCCAAGTTATCAGATATGTCTTGTAAGCCCAAAGTAGCATAAGCGTCATCTCCAGTTGGCTCGTAAAGGTATCCAGAGTCAGGGCGCAAATGACCTAACTCCTCTTTATAGAAAGTCTCGTGACCACCTGCATTCAAAGTGTAATATTTATAGTATCTTTCCCCTTCTTTCTTACTTATTTGAGGCTGCTCTGAACTGCTTAAGGTTACTCCAGTTATAATTTCCCTACCTGTTGCAATAGTTAATTGTCCTGTAATTTGGTAATCGTATCCAGTTATCCCAGTTTGATAAACCAAAGTCTCGCTGTACCCAGTAACTCTATTAGCAGATGATGTGGTAGCCGCTGTCTGAGAATATTGCCCTAATATTCCAGATCCAAAGTAATATAAAGCATCTTCTGATACAGCCCCACTAAATACAGCTAACTTATTTATATGATTATTGATAAGGGTTTTGCTAACTTCGTTACTAGATCTGTAGTAGTTTTTTGAACCTCCTATATAGAAAAAATCTGGATTAGATAAGTAGTCTGAATCCGTCGAAACTTTTTTTGAAGTTATTTTTTTGTTAATATAATCAAAAGTACTTAAGGTTATAGAATCCCCAAAAGAAGATATACCTATTAAATTTCTTTTAGACAATTCTGAATCTAGAACAGTTATTTGATCTTGATCTTTACCGTAACATTGTAAAAACAAATGACCTCTTGAGGTAACTCCAACATTAAAACCCTTAGACCCTGTATAATCTATACTGTTTATTGTTTCTTCCGTCTTTTCTAAAGATCCAAAAATAACTCCATCAGAAACTGCTCCACCAAATTCAAAATCGACAAAAACAGATAAATCATTAAAATTCAAATCATGAGTTCTAACGGCCAAATTACTATGACTTAAATCAAGGGTATCTGATGCAAAAACAGAGTTATTTAAAAAAGTCTGCACTTCAGAGGAATCGCTAAAAGCAGTAGTATTAATTAATACCCCAGAATATTTATCAGTGTCAAATGCGGGACTCTGATTTGCTATAGCTCCAGACCAAACGCTATTACTCGTTTGAGCAAAAGTATGAGTGTTAAAAGTATTAGACTCATTGAAATCATAATAGACTGCTAGTCTTTTGTTGTCTGCAAAAGAATATAACAATTGATAACTTAACCCTTGTTCGCTCATTAATAATATTTTGATAAATTATAAGATATACTGCTTTGCTGAATATTTTGAGAATCTGAAATTTTATGCTGACCGCTACATAATCCTAATACAATGTTCTTTAGTGTAGATAATTTATTCTCTTCGTCATTGCTTGAAGCGCTAATGGAATATTCACCCAAAGTTCTATCTGCTACGACATTAGCTTTAAATCCTCCTATTGTTTGCTGAATATCATTTTTCTGTATTGGAACCTTATCTACAATATTGATAGACAAATCTTTAAGAGCACCGTTAGAATAATCTACTACATTATTATAAGTATAATTATAAGAAATTTCATTAGTATTTGGATTTTTATCTATAGAGAAGTCAACAGGCTCTACATTCAGGTAAGAAGAATTTAATTCATATCCAGTCGCAACTTGAGAAAATTCATCCGCAGCTTTTTTAGCGATAGAGAATTGATCAACCAATTCAAAAGCTCCAGAAACAGCCTTAAACCTGTCGTTTTCAACTCCAGCTTGGCTTATATTTTTAATAGATATAGAGGGTCCATGAAATTTTAATTCTCCCTCTACGTTTACAGATACAACGGGTGAATCTTTAGTACAGCTAATGGAAGCAGTATGAGAGTGCAGTACATTAGTACCCGTTATTAAATCTATATTCTCTGCATTTTCGAAAGTAAACGAAAATTCTAAATTGTTTGATCCTGTATCCAATGTATATTCATAAGAAGTCGGGCCATTAGAAACAAAAGTATATTTTCCAGTCTCATAGTTTGATAAAGAACTAGCTATAGCATCTTCTGCTGCATTAGTAGCCATCTTAGGAGAGAAATCCCCTGTTGTTAACATCGTAGAATTTGAAATGTTTGCGTCCATCCCTCCTTGTACATTGCCTTTTACAGAAACCGAAAGTTCTGAATTTTTATCATAAGCAATATCTGTTGAAATATTTACAATTCCATTGCTAGAAAGAGGTTGGTCAGAGGCTGAATACAGGTAGACTTCCGTAACAGAGTAAGCATCAGTTTTGCGATCTACCTTTTCTTCTTTAGACTGTAAAAATCCATTAACCCCACTGTTAAAAAATCCAATATACTCAAAACCGTCCTGTAATTTTGCGTTTACAAAAGAGCGAGCATTTGTCAGAGGGTCTCCCGCATCCACCTTTAAACCTTTTGCAGATACATTGTGAGTGGCTCTAATTACTTTATTCTCCAACTCAGAATAACTCCATTCATTTACGGGTGATTCTATCTTGTAATATTCGGAAAAAGTTTCATTTTCAAATGTTTTAAAAGATACGCTGTAAGGTAAAACTGTAGATAAATCACTCTTCCCAAAATCCACTCCTTCAACCAAACACTTACTAAACACCCTAGTATCCGTCCCCAAGGTAACTGTCAGATTTCGATATTCATTGAGGAAACCGCTAATCATCTGCATTTTTTGCAAATGAATGCCACTTAAGGAATCACCTGTAATAGTTCCTATAGCCTGTATATTAATGGCTTTATGATCATATTTACCTTCAAATACTATAAGCTCGTCACTTTCTGCTATAGCAGGAAGAGGACTTGGGAAATTGTAAGAATCATATGTTACAGAATCAGGCATTTAATTAAGATATTACAAAGCTTATTACACGATTTGTTGTACCATTGGACAAATCTATTGTTGTTTGATCCCCAACTAAGTAATAAGTACTCTCACTTAATTTTGCTTCCATTTCGCTAGTTTTAGTTTTTAAAAACTCTTTTGCGTGGTAAAGACCATAATTAGGATCGGCTACAACAGTCGCTGTTACCGAAGCTTGGCCTAAAGTATCTAAGTCTGACACAATCAACTTCTCTCTTAAACTGCTTAAATCCAAGATTTTCTCAGATCTTTTTATCTGATTAGTCTTGGTTAAAGTAAGCTGATATTTCAAGATTCCATCAGGTAGGCTGGAATTATTGTAATCATCATTTGTTGTAAAAACGATTTTATCTTCGACTACTCCTTCTGATTTTAAAATAGAAGAACTTCTAGAAGACTCAAATATAACCCCTAGTGACTCTGGGAACAAGCGGCTAACTTTAATTTCATTAAGAGCTTTCGAAGAATTCCACAGTTCTAAAGTTTTATTATATCTATCAAAAATACTTCTCCCAGAAGCTTTGTACCTTACAGAGAGGGTGTATTCAAAAAAAGCTTCCTTTTTTTGTTTAGAACAAGAAAAGGATATTTCATTATTGCCAGACAAATTAGGATTTGTCGAAAAAGAAATTGATATAGAAGCTTTTTTAGAGTCCTTAGTGATACCCTTTGATATACTATAAGGTTGACCAAACTCAGATTGCTCGCTAGATATTACGCTATCTATACAAGTCGATATTGCTGATTGTATAACATTTTGATAATTGTAATCAAGAGAGGTTAGATCTATAGAGATCTCTTTAGATAAATATCCATCATCACCTTGTGAGATTTTAGTGGTTGTCTTCTTAGATACCCTGTTGGTTTCATCTATAAAAGATGATTCAAAATCTTCGTTTAAGGCAACCTCTAGATTTACCAAGTCAATATTTTCAGTTAATTGCCCCGCAAAACCTTTTGAGATCCTAGCATTCTCTGATATCCCATCTGTATGGAAACCTAAAGAAGGTCTACTTAGATGATAAAAATTACTTAAAAATACCTGAGCATTTTTTAAGAATTCTCCTCCAGCGTCTTGGGCATACTTTAATGAAACCCTCCTCTTGTAAGAATAATCAGAGCCACTTCTGGAAAAATCATAATCTTCACTAAATGATTCAACCAAATGAGGACTAGGCATATGTTTGGCAAAAGTTTTAGCAGAATAACTATTTAGCATTTTTCGCTCCCTTATAGTAATAGAAGCTATTTCAGAACCAACTAAATTACTTTCTTGAAAACTTAAAGATGTAATTAAACCATTAACAAACTCATCTCCACCTATTCGTGCGGTGATATTTTGAGTTTCATAAGCGGTTCTTATAGCAGCTCTTCCCGACAGTAAAACTCCTCCGCCAGCATCAAATTGCACATCTGAAATATCAATTTCATACGAAGCTTCTACAATGAATCCAAATAATTCATCTGAATCCAAGTACGAGTATTCAATTTTAACACTTGAAGATACAACGTTGTTAACAATTAAAGACATTTATTCTTTTGGTTTTATCGATTCAAGCTCACTCTCAAGAGTTTCAATTCTAGTTTTTAATTTATCTATAACTACTATATTCATATCTGTAAGAGTACTGATGTCTGCTGTTGCCTTTGTAACTTTCGAAGCAATGGAGGTTACTGAATTTGTAGCAGAGGCAAAAGAACTAAGGTTAGAGCTGGCATCAGATAAATTTTTGTTAAGATCCGCGATGCTGGCTACCACACCATCAACATTAAAGTTTGTATTTAATTTTTTAAATTTCTTCTTTAAAGCTTCAAGTTCTGCTTTCAAAACTTCAGCCTCTGCGTCTAATTCTGCCGCTTTTTTGTTTCCCTCTTTATTGAATGTACCTCTTATCTTGCCTCTAAGATTTTTTGGAACATTTTCAAATTGATTCGTCATCGTCGCATCTGCCATACTTTTTGAAGATACTCCTGAAGCTTTGAGAACAATATCTCTTACTGCTTGTGCTACTCCTTTTGCATCCATTTCAGCTTCTAATTCAGCAGCCATTTGAGCCTTGCGTTGTGGATCTCTTTCTGCAGCAATCTGTTTTCCTATTCCGATAGCGTTTCCTATGTCAAATTTTCCACTAGTAAATGATGAAGCTAAACCAGAGAAAGAATTACGTACCATCTCCATTCTATTCTGTTCGCCTTCTATTCTTATGGCTTCGGTACGATCTGTAATTGCATTCATTCGAACTTGCATGTTCGTTGCGGCAGCAACAATTTTAGCCTTAAATGAATCAGAAGCTTGCCGTGTGGCTTGAGCAGCTTTAATCTGCTCTTCAGATCCTACTACTAAATTAGATTCATCCAATTTAGCTTCTTGTAGCCCTGCTTGAGCATTCGAAACACCAAGGATGTCTGAGTTTGTGGATAACTGTCTTTGCAAACTTGCTGCTTGTGGACCCTTCATAGAACCAAGTAAAGAAGATCCAGCTGTATTCATTACTTGTTGATTGAAGATGTCGCTTTTGAATTTAGAAATTTTTTCTCCAGCGGCAAGTTGAACACTTTTTAGTCTTTTTGTAGTTGCATCTATAGATTTCTCTAGATCTTCTATATTTCGCCTAATAGACATCGCTTCGCCAACCTCTTTGTACACCTTCACCAATTGATCGCTTGCGTCATCTAGCTCTTGTATGCTTTGAGAAGTATTTAAGATTGTCTGGAGCCTTGTTATGTCTTTAGTTCTATCTCCCATCCCCGCCTCTTGTTGCTTTTGAGCTTCTTTAAAGATGCTATCACCACTAATAAAACCAAATTCTTTTCTAGCCGCCCTTTCTCTTGCCATCCCCCCCTGTCTATTAGATATTACCTCATTAGTAGTCTCAAGATCTGCTTTTGCCTGATGCATTGCTTTTCGCTGCTCAAAAACAGCCATTGTTAGGCTACCAAGAGCGCCTACGGCTGCTCCTATACCTGCTCCCAGTGGTCCAAACATCGCTCCCATAGAAGCTGTCTGCGCTGCAGCAGAACCAGTGTTAGCGGCCAAGGCTCCAGTTTCATTCCCTGCTTCTTTGGCACTCGCGGCAAGAGAGTCTAAACCAGATGCAGCTCCAGATAGAGCCATTGACATTGCCATCATTTTAAAGCCCGATCCTTCATTTTGCATGAACTTTTGATTGTTCTGAGTTGCAGAACTAATTCTTCGCCCTACCCCAGAATCTTTCACGCGATTTACCCCTGAGCTAACACCCTGCCCCAATTGCATAAAGTCCTGACTCAACCTTGAGTTTCCTACAAAACGTCTCGCACGATGCCTTCTGGAATTAACATTTGTAGTCCCTGCGGCGTACCTAGGTATATGACCTGCAGCTTTACCCTTCTGCTGAAAAGCTCTCCTGCGTTCACGTTCGCTAGGCTTTATCTTGTTCCTTTTTTCAGCTGCAGTTACGGGCGCACCAAGTATTTTATATATTTTTTCAGCGGCTCCTCCAGCAAGACTAGATGAATGTTTAGCCTCTATACCTACTGTTGAAGGGGGGATGTTAAATGGGTTTACTCCCCCCTTTAAATTTGTTAGAGAATTGCCCTTAAAATCCATAAGAGACCCTGCAGCTCTATTTTGAAAATCTTTAAAATCATCAGTCGATAATAATGCTCCGACACCACTTTCAAAAACAGAACCGATAGAAGACTTAGCAGACCCCGCATTTAAGGTCTTTTTAATATCTTTTGCCCTGACTGGATCAGGCATCTCTCCTCCTGAGATCATCTTTGCCATAGTTATAGAGTCGCTTGTAAATAAATCTGTATATTTACGTACCAAACTATTCCTATGTTTATTCATCCCCCCCTTTGCCTTAGAATTATTCAATCTATAGGTCGGGACGGTTACCTTGGCCACACTGTTATCTCCAGCCCCTTTCGTGGCAGAAATACCTCTGGAAGTTTGTGAAATAAATAAATCTTGAGTTGTCTTTGAACCAGACTCAGCTACTATCATCCCATATCTTTCATCAGCATTTAATTGTTTAATTTTACGAGGTCTACCCCTTGCATAACCAGCTGGGTTTCCAACTGGATAACCTCTAGCGTACATAGGAATAACAGCAGAATCTCCGTTGCTACCAAAGTTAGGTATCTCCTTCTCTTGGTCATTCATTATAAAACGCTGACCACCAATCGTACCTTTTCCATAATGAGCTGATACATTAGGAGAAGCTCCTAACATCATAGCCGTAGCCTCTTCTTGCTGAAATCCTGCTGCGAACTTCTTGCCCCCTTTTCCTGTAAACCCTTTGCCAGCATCATACCCAGCAACACCTCTTCGGGAAGCTACATTAGCGATGTTTGTTAAAATTAGTTGTTGTTGTACTAATAATCGGTTCTCCGCTTTTATCGCATTAATTACGGCCTGTTCTTTTTGGGCTTGTGTGGCAGTCTTGCTATTTAATACGGCCCTTAATTTTGCATCTTTGCCAAGTAGATCTACTATGCCGCTTTCAATGCTTTTCACTTTCTCAGCTTGAGATCCCATAGCCATGACAGATTTAAATCCCTCTGCAGCGAACTTAGTAACCATTCTAAATATATTAAAGAATGCTTTTGTTATTAAAACTAACCCTGGACCTGCTATAAATTTGCCTACAACTTTAAAGAAACCTGCTATAAATTTTCCGCCTATTGTATCAGCTGTCAACGCATTTCCTAAAACATCAGAAGCTTTTGAGGCTACTGAGATAAGATCTTCAAGCAAAGGGCCAAATGTAATAGATCCAACTTTTTCTGCAAAGTCAGTAACAGAAACAACTAGTAAATTAATTTGAGAAGCTAAGGACTTACTCAATTCAGCATTTCTTTCAAAAGCATCATTTCCAGCGTTTGCGGCTGCATCTGTAGCTTTGGCGAATATAGAAGTTTCAGAGGATAAGTCTTTTAAAGCTGCACTGACAACGTTGATTTGGAAAACTCCTCCAGCCAATTCTTTAATTGCGCTTGCCTTCGTAGGATCAGATATCTTCTCAAGAGCGTTAGAAAGGGCTTCTAATTTTTGAACCCCACTCTGAGAAGCATCTATTTCTACTCCAAGTTGTTGTAATTGATCAATTGTTTTTCCTCGGCTCAACCTTGTGAAGATAGATTTAAATGCGTTACCTATAACAGCTCCTCCTCGTGCTGTTTTTTGCTCTACCGCAGTAATTAATCCGAGTAATTGATTAAAACTAACTCCAGCATCTTCAGCAGTAGAACCCGCTCGGCTAAAGCCGTCTGCGAGATCTTGAGCTGAAACAGCGAATCTAGTGTCAACGGCAACCAACCTATTGGTTACGTCAACTGCAGTCAACCCAGCAGATTGAAATCCATTTATAGCAGCAGTGAGGGCTTTAACAGACTGTTCCGCACCTAAGCCAGATACCCTTGTCAGAATCATAGCAGCTTCTAATCTTTTAGAAGTCTCAGCTGCGTTCAAACCTTGACGGGCTAATTCACCCGCTCCAGCCGCAACCGTTTGAAAAGATTGTCCAGTAGATTTAGCGGCATTAAAAATTGCATCTCTAAATGCCCCAAAGTCTTTTGCACTAGCTCCAAGAATAGCGTTAATCTTAATAAGCTCGTCTTGTACAGTTATAGTTGTACCAATAAGCTTTTTGAAAGCCGTGCCAACTCCAGCGATAACTGCAGTAGTAGCTCCAAAAGCGAACACACGCGCTGTCGAGGCATCAAGAGACTTTTGAAATTCAGAAGCTTGGCCTGTAATTCGACCCAAAGCTTGTTGTACCTGCTTCGCAGAAGCATTGATACTAGCAGGGTTTAAGTTGAGGTTAGCGTTTAATTGAATAGGAGCAGCCATTAAAACTAATTACACCAATTAGCTCAAAAGGTCTTCTGCTTTAAGACTTCCTCCTCTTTTAGCCATCTTCGCTTTAATGTCTTCAATACCCTCGGTTGTATCTGAATCTGTTGTTTTTGGCTCAACATACTTGATTATTTTCAAAGGATCATCCTTTATATCGTCTGGCATATCGATATTTTTAAGCTTATTTAATAAAGCAGAGGCGTAAGACAATAAGTGACGTTGCAAGGAAGTAATTGAAAAAGAATCTTTTTTTATTAAAGATAATGGGTCTCTATAGGACAAAGCAAACAAATCAAAGAAGTAATTGCAGAATGCAGCTTTAATAATGTTTACATCATTTGTTAAGATTTCCAACTTGTATTTCACATCTGCCATAGCTAGAAATATGTCGTTTTCAGAGGCCAACTGCTTAAACTCCTTATCGTAAAATATTGCTTCGTGGATTAATTTAGTATGCTTCTTTTGAGAGGCGCAGTTTTCGGCGCTATAATTTATTATATTGCTCTTCTTTAAATTCAATTCTTGCAGTTCTATCTTCTGTTTCTCAACGGATTTTAAAAAAGCTTTCTTTTGCCTCTCGTCTGAGATCTTGGACGCAGCCTTCTCCGCTTTGTTTATAGTCCAAGTTAAACTAGAGATCTTATCGGAAGAAGCTTTATCCCAAAAGCCTTTTTTGATAGCGTCTTCTAAAAGCTGTTCCTCGGTTTTAAGTCCATTTAAACAAGCTTTCTCAAATTCATTTTTTTCATACTCTTCTAAAGATAAATTATCCATAACCAAAAAATGCCGAAAATAAAGGCATTTGTCTTTAAGGTTCAGGATGCTATATCCTCTTAAAATATCTAAGAGAACTAGATACTCAGAGTTTTCTTTTTCCATTACTCATCAGGGAAGATCTCTTTCATTTTTGCATCAATGCTTTTTTGATCATCTCCCATCTTACTGTACCAAATGTTTACAACCATAGCGAGCTTACTGAATGAAGAGTCAAATATGACCTTCTCTGTAACCAAAGATTGTTTCTGCATGTTCTCTATATCCTCACAAAGATCTAGATAACAAGCCCTCTTTGCATCATATCCATCCCCGACAAACAAAGGGAATATCTCTTTATCTCCGTTTTCAGATTCCTGCTCGTAAAAAGAGAAGTTAAAGATAAACCATTCTAATATTCTCTGCTCTGCTTTAGCGTCAGCCGTCTGATTGAACTGGTCCCGAAAAGAAGTCTCGAAATCTTGTACTATTTTTCTGCTTGAGATAAACAACTCTTTAGCCTCAAGAAGTTTTTTTTGTTGATCCTCCTGCAAATCATCCTGACCTTCGTAAAACTCTATGACTTTAGCAGACTCTACATTATCAAGCACTGCTTTATTGGCCACCTCTTCAAGTAATTTAGAGGATTGACCTCCAATATCGCCAATTTTTTTATTGAGCATTGCCTTTGTGAGAAAGCCAGCGTTAATAAGCTCATTGTATTTTTGACCATAAAAGAATTCTGCATCTTCCACATCTGCGAAAGAAGGCTTCATAAAAATGACCCGATTCTTAGACTTTGATTTAACCGTCTTTTTACTTTCTACGGTCTCGCCTTTTTTATTTTTACGTAAACTAGGTACGACTTTTTTGATTTCTCTTGTGACAGTAAAGGAATATAACTCTTTTAACTCTTTCATAAATTAGTAAGATACTGATATATTATCAGTTTTATCTTATGAAATTCAATTATTATATTTTAATAAGTCAATTTGCAAGAAGAGTCTCCTTTGTTTGTAATCTCTAGAGATGACTGTCCTATTTTTTCAAACTCAACCCTTATTGGCTTATGAGTTAAAGTCGTATAGTTGTTTTTAATCAAAGATTCATCTATGTAGTAAGATACATGACAATCTTCATGGATGTGAGTTTCTATAGAGAAAGGTACATCGTGTCTATAGCCACCTACAAAGTCACCATCTTGATCGAAGATATAACCGCTTTGTCCAGTAAATAAAATACCAGAATACTCTAAGCCGTTAGCCGAATTGACCCCAGAACCAATTGCGACTTTAAATCCAGATTCTGTATGATCTACATTAAACTCTAAATTAATTACAGAGTTGCTATACCCAGTGATATCTTGATAAACTAACATCAAAACTATATTACACAAAAAAGCCCCATCTTTCGATGAGGCTTTTTGAAATGTAATAGTCAGATTTTCTATTAAGTCTGGGATAAAGGTTGATGAGCGTAGAAGTCCCCTGCGCCAGACCCTTTTGCAAGTAAAGCATCAACGTCTGTTCTCAATGTACCAGCTTGACCACTCCAGAAAACACCTTCGTCGGTATTTGAGGCACCTCCGATTTGAGTACTAAATGTCAAATCTACAGTTTCGTTATCATCTAATCCTTGAGAGAATGACTGGTTATCTAAGTAACAATCTTTAAAATCGTAGTGTTGAGCGACGACACCATTATCTTTCTTAATCTGAATTTGAATATCGGTGGTTTTGTTGCCAGCAGTCCCTGTTAAAACATTTTCCAAGGCTCCCGCAGAGAAGTTTTTCAAAACAGCACTCATATTAAGAGTAACATTAATTGGGAATTCAAGAGGTTTTGCATATGCTCTTTCTTTTCCTAGGCATTCGATATTCCCGCGAGACAATGGAAGCTCAACAGAGCAGCTCTGTACGCAGACATCTCCAAAGTGAGTTCCTCCGACAAGATGTGCGTCATGAGAGTTCTCGTCGATCTTGGAAATATTATTATTCTTAAATGTTACATGCACATCGTCAGGTCTTAGCACAAGAATGTCTTCACTTTTTCCAGTAACAGGAGCAGTGAGCGTAATCATACCTTGATCTGCTCGATTGCCATCTTCGTTAATCGCTGGATTTCTTAGTCCAGCATGAGACCCAGTCCAAAAGACTATGTTTGAAGCTTCCATTTCAACATCTGCTCTTGGTATTTCTCCGACTGCAAAATTAGCTGTATAATTTGTTAAAACGCAGTTTCCGAAACCAATGACATCATGAGATGCACCTTGAGCATTAAAAGCTGTTGCATTAAATGCATCTTCTCCTTCTTTCGCGGTTAAAACATAAAGGTTTTTCTCCCTGTAATCAGGGTCTTCTGCTGTAATTCCAGAAACGATTGAACCCTGCAAGGCGCTAGCTGCAAGGTTGCCATTATTAGCACTGTACAATCCGAGTAGTATTTCGTTCTTTCCATCTCCTAGGTAGTAACCTAAAGAAACGCTTGGGGCAATGTCAGACATAGTCTGAACTCCGATGCGAGACAATTGACCAAATTCTCGGATATCTTGCCTACTACCCGCCAAATCAACATCGAAAGACAATGTGTCAATTCTATTGAGTTGTTGGGGGTTTAATTGTTCCGTAGAGGCGGAACCACCGTAGATTCCAGTTGTAGAAGCATAAACTGCTTTGTTTTGTGATATAATTCTTGTTCTTGAGGCCATATTCTATAGAAAGGTTTCTTCTTATTACACGATTTTACAAACGAGGGAACCTGTAAGTAGACAAATCGAAGTCGATAAACCCAATAGAAAAGTTTCTATTTAATTCTTCCCGAATGCTTTCGGAGACCACTTTTGATACAGAAACCTTGTCTATATGAGAAGTCATTGGATTAGTTTGGCTAGCCTTCAAGGTATCATATTTATAAGGGAAATTTTTGATAGAATAAGAGTACCCGTACGGGAATTCTTCGTATGGAATATGAGTGATTTGCTCTCTAGCTGTGTCTCTTAATCTAGATATTACTGAATCCAAAATATAAGAATCTTTTGTCAGAACCATCACCCTAACTCTTGTCTCTGTATTCTCTTCTCCTCCAAAAGCAAATTCTTCATTAGAAGACGAAGCTAAAGAAACAAAACATGCAGGTAAGAAATAAGTAGTTTCATCTAATGGCTTCTCTTTTTTGTACAAGTAGGGGTCTGTTCCCGTTCCATCCTCAATAAAATCAGAATGCATTATAAAATCAGCCTCATTATCATGCGCGATATATGTGTTAACTTCTTTTACAGTAGATAACCCTGATATAGTCATGCCTGTACCAGAGAGCTTCGGGAAAAGAATCCTGCCGTTTTGATAATCTATATGAACCCCATCATTCCCTGCAGAGTTACCAGTGATAAAAGTATCTCCAACATAGAATCCTGAGTTAGGTGTATCTACGTTCGATTCAGCGACTAATTGTCTAAATTGCCCCTGATAGGCAATCATATCAGATGGAACATTGTTAAATTCTACATATTTAAAAGAATTTTTAACTTCTGTCAAGTAAGCTTTTGTGTCGTCTCGGAGTAAACGATTCTCCAACCAGAGATAAAAACTGGATAAAACATTCTGGTCAAATTGAGCTTTCATTTGTCTAATCTTTGTAAACTCTTTTTCAGTCCATTAAATAAAGCCGAAATATAAGGAGTCTCCTTAAATGTTACACTCTTTTTACTATTTTTAATCTGGATACCTGTACCAGAATTAGAACGACCAAATCCAGCAGAGCTATAAAGATAACTACCTAAGTTGCTTATACCTTTCTCTATACCTTCCGCCCAACTAGAGCCAGAAGCCCAAGGTAAGGGAGTGATTGCAAAAACTTCTTCTTTTGTGGGTACAAAAACCGTAACTTTAAATCTACCACTGGAAACAGCTCTAACTTTAAATCTCATTTTCTCAGAGAGCAATGCCTGAATCACATCGGTGGGATTTGCTCCAGAATCAAAACCTATAAAGGAAAACAGGTTACCATATCCATTTAATGATCCACTTATGTTTGGAGCGTTGGGTCCACTCTGTAATTCGCGAGTGACCGCATGAGAGCTGAAATCTCTTACCAGTTTCTTTTGAGCCTCTTCTATCTTAGGGGCCAATTCTTTACGAAGTTCCATCGTAGTAGCCCTTGAATTTTTAAAGGTGATATCCTTGAGTAATTGAGCACGATTAATCTCAACCACAAATTTTGTAGCAGATAAAAAGGGCTTAGGCATCAGTTCTCTCGTTTTAGATATAACATAAAGAATGTCGCCGAAAATGGACCAACACTCTTAGCGTCGGAGTCAACCACGTACAAGATATCATCAACCTCTATCCTAGAACAAATCTTGATTTTCTCGTAAGCTTTCTCGTCAACTTTTATTCGGACTCTTCCGTCAGAAGACTTCAGGTTGAGTTGACCATTACCATCTAAAACATTTTCTCCTTGATCATTTTCATGGAAGATCCTAGCTTTAAAAGTAAATTTAGTTAAAACAGTTTTCCCGCTTACTTGAGAAGCATCCTTAGCCTTTCCGTACAAAGGATTATAACTTGCTACAGAAGGTCTGGTAGCTATTCGTTTTTCAACAAACACATAGATATCTCTAGCAAAAGTATCGTGAACATTAGTGAAAACATTCTGCAAAGATCTTTTTTGGGCTGATGTAAGTAAAGATGCCATTAGAATCCTCTGTAGTAACTTCTAGAGCTGTATCCATCATAAGAATCAATAGGACCAGCCCCGTCAAGACCAGCGACCTGTGAGGGATTTGACTTGTAAACATTGTACTTGCCGACAAGATCATTAAGTTTTTTCTCAGTAGATTCTTTAAGCTCAAAAAATGTTTTAGCAACTGAGTTCTTATTCTGCCTTTGAATAGTGGTATCACCTTCTTTTAAGGTTAGCCAATCATCTTCAGCATTGTAGACAAAACCTCTTAGAGCGTCTCTAGATGCTTTTTCATAATAATGGATCTCATACATAGTAGAATAAATATTTTCTTCTACTGGGAGTAGTCCAGAACCAACTTCTAACTCAATAGCTCCAGTGGAGTTTATATAAAACTCTTCATTCAATAAACCATTAAGCTCTCCTATATTGGCATCTAGCCAACCAGACACGTAAGAGACAGGAAATCTCTGTCTATCTTCAGAGAATTCATAGTTAACAATATCTGTCGCGAGTCTACCAAGATCATTCATAGATTAGTCTTTGAATAACCTTACAACAGAATCATAATCTGGGGAACTTTTATCAATGATAGGTTTAGCTTGGCCTTGTACTGTAACATTATGTTTTCTCGCATATAGATCAAAGGCGGTAGAAAGAGCTTTTTTCATCTGGTTTACGTAAGGGGGGGGATTAAGACCTACGTTCTGACACATATTGCTAATATCAGAAACCGACATAGAAGATAAATTCTGTTCAAAGATATCTTTATCTAATGTCTTAAATGGGTTCATCTGTTCAATTCCCAAAAGATCTTCAAGTTCTTTTACTTGTTTGATCTCTTCTTCCTTCTTCTCTCGCTGCTTTCCATCAGCAACTATAAACTCTTCCATAGAAGCTTTCTGCTTTTCTGTGTCGTTCGCAGGTTCTTCTTTAGCTACAACGATTTTGACCTCTTCTGAATTGTTTTCGTCAGTTTCCATATCTTATTATGATAATATTACACTAAAAAGTCAAAAAAAAGAGCCGCCCCTTTCAGAGCGACTCTTAAATTTATAATGAACTGTATTATACAGAAATCCCGCAGAGAGCACGGTCGTCAATACAGACGCGACCCTCTTCGACTTTACCGTAGTAACCAATCTTATTCTGACGTACAGAGAACTGGTCGTCAACGAGAACGCTCATTTCACCAGTAGATCCTTCATCAAGGACAACAGGGCGAAGAAGAACATCACGAGAACGATCAACACCAATGAGAATTTCGTCATCAGCAGTGCTCCAAGAACCACTATCGGTACCTGCAACAGTAGCACCTTCAGAAGCAACAACAGCACCAAAGATCTTGTTGAAACGCTGACCAATTCCCATTTCGAGAACTTCGATGATATTGATACCATAGAAGCTAGGAAGCCCAGCACCGCTGTAGAGTTGCTCACGAAGAGTCTCAGGAGCAGCAAGTCCAGAAGCAGCTCCTGTAGGAGTGGTTCCTTTAGCGCCAGCAGTGTTGATTGGATTGTAAGCCATAGCACGAAGCTTCTCAACCATTTCTGGTGAAGCGAGAAGATCGGTTACTCCAACCTTAGATCCACCAACAGGGGTACCGCTAGCCCATGAGCTATTAATACGCTTAGACTTAGTGATAAGGCGGTTGAAATCGTCAATTATAAGAGCACCTGCAGATCCAGACCCAATAATGTGTCCACCAGCAGCGCCAGTCGAATTGCCTTTTACGAGAGCAGTTGCCAACACATTAAATGCGGTACGCTCTTGCTTAAGCATAACTTCTTGAGCCATGCGGGTAAAGGTCTTAGAAACGACGTCAACACGAGCTTTTTTAGCATACTTGCGGTCGAAAGCGAGTGCGCTATCAAGGGTGTAAGTGCTAAACTTAAGCTCGTTGTGAGCAGGGAAGACTTGGCTATAAGGAAGACCACCAGCAACTTGCTGAGAGTAAACGTTAATATAGTCTTCTTCTGTAATGTCGTGGAAGAGATCCAAAGGAAGGGATGGATTGTCATCAGCTTGATAAGTCAAGGTGGTGAAAAGATTCCCTACAGTAACTGCATTGTTGATAACTTCAGTGACCACTGGTCCAAGAAGTTCTGCAACAGCTGCCTGTGCTTCGAAAGCCTCTTCACGATTATTTGAACCCATAGCGCGAACTAGGGCTAACTGATCTTCAGTTCTTTTAATAGTAATTTTCATAATCTGTGAGTAAAATTAGAAGTTGAGTTTTGCGATTGCATATCCACCAGCATGAGTATCAGCAGATCCTTCACGCTTTCCAGTAGCAAGAATCTGACCAACAACACTACCATTGCCATTAATAGCAAGGGTGCCGCCAGCAGAAACCTTCAACTCAGCGAGAGGAGCAGGAACAACAGAGCCTGAGAAGGCGCTAGCCATGAGGGTGAAAATACCCTTGGTTGCAACAGGAATAGTCTCTCCAGAGACAACGCACTGAAGCTCCTCTTTCTTCTGAGGGTAGAAACGAAGTTTCTCTCCATTCTCATCAGTCTCGCGAACATCGCGAAGAGTAATTCCAAGAGCAACATCTCCGTCTCCAGCTTTTTGAACCTTGAGGGGATTTACAATTTCAGGAGAGTAAGCATTACCTTGTACATTAAGGTAGTTGTCTCCAGCTTGCCCGTGGGCAAAATCAGCGTTAAGACCATCAGTGGTATTCTTAACCTTCACAACAGTACCAGCACCGATAGAGGTGCTAGCATCTTCCAGAGCGAACATATTGACAACATCGTTGTCGCTATATTGGCGGAAGGGGAGCATATTTGTAATTTCGCTAGCCATAATAATATAATTAAGTTAGATTTTTTTGTTTATTTTGTAACTTCTACAGAGAAGTTTTCTTTTAGTTTATTGATCAAAGAAATTGGTTCTGCAGCTTCCCCATTATTATTTGGGAGAGATGCTTCGGTGGTCTCTTCGACTTCAAGTTCTTCCTCTTCAGAGGCTTCTGAAACCTCTGGCTCTGGAGAAGTAGCCTCTTGTACCTTAGAAGCGATAGCTTCCTCGATACGAGAATTAATCTCTTCCTCCTTAGCGGCAATGGCCTCTTTAGCTTTGTGAGCAAAGAGAACCGTGAGTTTACCCTTGAATGTCTCAAAAGCTTCGTCAGAAGCTTCTACGACCTTTAATTCCGCGACGACATACTCAAGCTCCTCCGTAGAGAAGTCATAAGTGTCATCTAGGAAAGTCATTCTGGAATTGAAAAGTTCAACAGCAGCCTGAGCTTCGACTTCCGACTTAAGAGCACTCAAGTCAGATTGAACGCTTTCAAAAGAAGCTTTCATCTCAGCAAGGTCTTGTTCGGCTTTTTCACGAGCTTCTGCTTCAAGTTGAACCTTTGATTTCCATGTCTCGGAATGCTCAGAAAGAGCATCACGCATAATCTCACCAACAGAGCTGGCTTGATCGTCCTTCTTGACTACAGAGGCAACGTTTTCTGCTACCTTGGTCATTAACTGTTCGAATTGTTCAGTATCCATATCAAATATATCGAATTTATTGGTTTTTACATTGTTTTCCGCATTGAGGGAAATTTTTTCTGATTTTTTAATATCAGTAATTTCATTTTTATCTTCCATAAGATAAACACCTTTAACCCTAGCGGCAGGGTTATAGGTTAAAGCTGCACCTAAAGGATAGGTCTCTCCATGTATCAAACGATGTACTGGAGTACCATTTTTATCCTTGCCTTTGCCACCAAATCCTTTAACATATTGTTTAAGTTCTTCAGCGTCTTTTCCTTCGGCTACTTGGCATTCGTCTAGTCGATCAGACCCATAGACGACCTTGTAATTTTTAAAAGCCAACTCCCAACTGGTAGATACGCTTTGATATTCGGAAGATTCTTCTTCAGAAGCTTCTTCAATAGCTTTGGCAAGATCTGGGAATATATTCCTATAGATCAAACCTGCGGCATTAATATAGTAAGGTTTTGTTTTGTCGGCATATGAAGTAACATCGTAGTCTTTAAAATCAAACTCTTCCTCTGAGAAAGAAGCATTTATGATATGCCCTACGATTTTTTGTTTCTTATGCTCTATATTTATAGGCTTATTTATAAACCTCTTAACTGCGTCAACAGCTGTAGCAGAATCAATCCCATCACCGTTTTTATTAAATTCATTAACAACAGCTAGATTAAAAACTACAGGTAGTACGTCTATATTATCAGACGGATCAAAATCTTCTGGAATAAGAGATTTGGCAGCTTCTGCTATAGAGCCTTCAGAGACTCCAAACTTATCAAAGTCTTCTTTATGCAGAGCTTTGATATTACAATCAAAGTTGCTCAAAAGGTAATCTTTTAATTCCATATTTATTTTATACACTTAAAAATTGGTTGAGTGATATAAAATTGCAGCAGACATATCATCAAGTTGATGTTTACACCCTAAATCAAGTATATCTTTGTCTATATGAAGATCAGAAAGATTCTCTATATTATCCACAACACTTGATAATGCTTCTTCCCATTCTTCTTCTTTTTTTGAAACTATAATTGCTTCACAAGCTTGAGATACAAGATCTTTTCTCTGCTCATCTAGTTCGTCTATACCATATTTGAGAGCAAAGTCTCTATATGCTTTTAACTCAAATTCACTAACTTTTTGAGTAGCTTTAATGATATGTTTCTTCGAAAAGCTTGAATTAGATACTCCAATTGGTCTACCTCCAGATGGAGCTATAGGAGCAGCCTTTTCTTTTACTTCAGGTTCCGAACCGCCATCTTTTTCTTCTTGATATAGATTAACGCTATTAACAAGAGGCATGTAGTAACCCTCTTCTCTTTTTTGTTTGAACTCTTCTTGAGCTTTGTCCATGTCTACAGATTTTGGGAAAACACCTGTATGTACAACCTTCATTCCTTGCTCTGGGGTTATAACTCCAAGCTCCATCATTCTAGTGGCAAGTTTGGTCATATCAGAATTATCTAATGTATCTGTTTTAACCAGCTTTGCTTCAGGCCAAGATCTCATACCAATAGACTTACAGATTCTACGGATTTCTGGCTGTAGAAATTCTTTTATAAATAAATCGCGAGATTCCTCTAAACGTTGAATAAAGATCTTCATCTTTAATTGGCCGTCAGCATACTTATTGTCTCCAATAAGTACATTTTGCAATCCCTCTTGGATGTCTCTATTTAGAACTTCATACTTCTCAGGCCCAACAACTTTTCGTAAGTCAGGTATAACAAAGTCTGCTTTAGTTGTATAATCTGAAACAAGCACTCGACCAACACTTTGGTTCTTAAAGATGTTTTGCATTGCGGCTAAAGCCTTGTGATTTACCCCACCTTTATCTGGCTCTGCACCCATAGTGACTAAAAGTACAACATTTTCAATTGATCGAGAAATCGCTTGATCTATCTTTTTTAACTCTAATTTCTTATTAATGTCGTCTAACACTGTGAATCCATAAGGAATTGATAAAGGCTCATAGTCTTGTTTTTTAGCGAACACCACATGCAACAAATCAGATGCTAATCTTATGTACAGTCTTTCAGAGGTCGAAGCTTGATTGTTTTTAATCCTAATTTGGACATCTTCTGGCAGAGAATTGTACATCTCTTTCTCATGATCTGTTTTAGGATTCTTTAATCTAGAAATTTCATAAGGAGTAAGTACTTTAAAATATTGAAAATCATTAAAAGAAATAGAACCCTTAGTAGCAACATCGGTTGGATTGATAACCATATACTTAATGGGTATAGGTGCATTTTTTTTAGTAGCACCATAGGTCTCTAAGATTTGACCTGAATCTTGCATTTTGAGTTTACCGTCGATTCGATATAAGAAAACATTACCTGATCGATAGTACTCTCGGAAATATTGAGATTTTATATCATGTATTTTGATTCTCTTGAACCAAGCGTTTACAAACTTGCGAGATTTTTCTGTACCACCTTCTAAGTAGATATCAGAGTCAGCGAAGTCTGAAAGCATGTCGATAGTACTGCGGAAGGCAGGTACATTGAAATAAGCTTTTTGACACAACTGGATTGCGTCTCTAGCGTCAACAGAATCACGAGAATAATCGAATGGTAGAAGTCCATCATCGATATTCTTA